AAGCAATACTCGATAACGTTGGAATGACAAACTATAACTTTAATACAACCACAACTGCAACGTCAGTTGACAATTCTATTGGAAGCATAAAATACTTTTCAACAGATGACTCGATGACAGTTTGGGACACAATACAGCAAATATGCATGGATACTCAAATGAATGCATTCTTTGATGACAATAATATTTTACAATTCTATACAAGAAATTATATATACGATTCTACTAGATCTTCTAGCTTTTCTTTTTATGCAGAAGACACAGTTGTTAGCGGAGTAACACGAATACCAAATATATTAACGTTTCAAAAAAGAGAGATCCCGTCAACCAACCAAGTTATTGTTAGATGGCAAGTCCCGCAGATAACAAACCAGGCAAACAGCGCAGCTCCAATATGGCAGTCACCAGTAACATTTTTAGGTGGAGGAGGCTTGCTTGTAGACCTGCCTTACCCACAATCCAAAACAGAAATGAGAGACGGAAAAGAATATTACGTGGTTAACGTTGTAGCAAATGTATCAAGCGCCTACGGGAATTCAGTTCCAGCACTTTATCAATTTTCTGGATATCTAATGATTGAATCTGAAATTATTGAATATGATGCAATAGGGTATGAATATAGAATTGATAGCTCTGGTCCTAAATTTTTCTGGGCTACCTCACAAGTAGATGTTGATAAATATAGAGCAATGGTTCCATCATTCTACGGAACATCTGAATTCTTTAAGCCAGTGGACGTATACAGAATTAAAACAAACGCAGACGGAACACTGGCTGGCCGAGGAGCACTTGGCACTACAGCAGTTACTCATTATGTAAGAACCTCAACTGGCTGGGTAGACTCTGGATCGGTGGTTATAAAATAATGGCACTAGTAAAAAATGTAGGAGCAGAAAAAACATTTAAAAAGATAACCCAGACCCAAGACTCAACAACCTACACAGTCTCGCAAAAAGCATTCAGCTCAATAACCCCAGCAACGGTATCTTCAAATGCATATACTGGAGCATCTTATTATGCGTTCGGAACAACATTCTTTATGGACGATGCACAGGAAAATCCACTTCAGTGCGGAGGCCTTGCTTTTGCACTAGGACCAGGTGGGAAAACTGGTTATTTTATCGAACTAGACACAACACCAAATGCTATATATGGAAATTCAAAAAACATAAATATATTTAAATCCTACCAAGTAACAGAAGACGGAGTTACCTATGGAAGAAAAACAAAATTAACAAATGAATATGTAAATAATGTAAGTACATTAAATGCAGTTTATGGTGGAAGAGCATTTAATATAGATGTAAAAATTAAAGCATTTTCAAATAAGGTTGAAATTAAAATATGGATTAATGGATACAATATAACAGCAGTAGATACATATGGGCCAATAGCAAACAATAAAACGTTTGCCAATAATTTAATAACTATAACCAATAATGTGGGAATTTTTGCTAAAAAGGGAACATGCTATTTTGATTATGTTTATGGAATGAGTATAACAGAGTCAGAGTGGAAGTCTGACTCATATGGAACAAATAGATACACGGGACAGTTTTCAAAAGACCTTATCAGCATGGCTTTTGGAGATTTGAACTTTCAGGGTCTAGAAAATAAATCGATACCACCAGCGTCCATAGACGAATTTGGAACAACTGTAAGAGAGCTACATCACGTTAAGCTAAAATTTGATTCTAGGCCATCAATGCCAGTTAGATTCTCCACTGGAAATAATGCATACGCTTCAATTGTTGCTCAAAGCTTAACTAACTATGAAGGAGAAGCTTTTGTTTTAAACAACGCCTCTACTCCAATTCCACTCCAAGACAACACAAGCGCAAGCTTTTATATAATAGGCAATACTATTGATAGCTCAGGGCAGCTTGAAAATGTAATAGAAACCACAACTAAAGATTATGTAAAAAAGGAGCCATTCATATTTGAATCAAAGTGGATTCAGTCAAACGAAGATGCTGATGCTCTGGGAAACTGGATTAAAGAAAGTGCTATAAACAAGGGCTCAGTGGTAGACATGGAAATTTTTGGAAACCCAGTAGTATCTCCTGGAGATGTAATTTCAATATTCTATCCATATCAGGGGTACTCTAATACCAATACGTCTAAATTTATTGTCAATTCAGTAACCCACGGGTACTCAGAAAACGGATTGACAACTAGCATTAGTTGTAGGTCTCTGTAGACATGGAAATGATATAATAAAAATATGGCAAAGATAAAAGAACAAGAAGTCGGAATAGCCCCTAAGATAGTAGTACAGCAGGGCTCACCAGACGCATTGCTTTTAGACCCAAGGTTTATTAAATCTGAAAGTATAGTAACCCCAGAGTATACAAAACTTGTAGGCGTCCCAGATGGTCCAGGAGACCCAGGAGATCCAGACAAGACAAGACCAGACCTGGACGATATTATAGGATTTACATACGAGAAAAAATTAACCCCAAACCAAGCGGTCATATACACATTAAAAATTAAATTTAGAAATTCAAGCGGTGGAAAGATAAAAGGATTTGATGCCAAAGTGCCTCAACTATAGGAGATGAAATGATAAAAGGAACTTATATTTTTTATGAGGATGGCAAAGAGATCTGTCGTTCAGAAAACGTCATAACTAGATTTGGCAAAAGATTTCTTACAAATTTTATTGCTGGAAATACAAGCTTTAGGAATAAAGACATTGCCCTTGGAATAGGATCAAATGCTGCAACTGAGCTTGATACCAAGCTACAGTTTGAATTCTATAAAGCCCCAGTATCGTTTGGAAGCATAGACATTCAATGGAATGAATCTTTATCTACATACACATATACTGTCATATACAGTGCAAAGATTCCATCAAGTGTTACTGGATTAATTAAAGAGGTTGGTCTGTATCCCCTTGGAGAATCTAGCGAAACATTCTATTCGGATCAAGTTTTAAATTCATTTGACGATCAAACTGAATGGACAAATGCTGGAGTATCGGCAAGCATTTCCCCATTGTATTCTAGAATTGGGCCAACAACTGTATACTGGTCAACAACTGGAAACACATCAAAAGAATACAAATACTCTATGAATGTAAAAGACATGTCGGGATACAGTGTAAACGATACAATAGCTTTATCAATATACCAAGCAGACAACTATTTAAATAAAATTAGAGTTAAGTTCTACAGCTCAGATACAGAATATTACTATATTGATTTAGCTCCAAACTCAACTACTGGGTATGACATACCATTCTCATTACTTACTAACTTGTTTACAAATAAAGTAGGTCTGCCAGACATATCACGTATTAATCAAATAGGAATAGAAACATTCCCAGAGTCTGGTCAGAATACTACTGTTTACTTTGATGGACTTAGAATTAATGATGAAGATACTTATGATGTAAATTATGGAATAATTAGCAGATCTGTTTTGGCATCCGCCTTAAATAAAATTGCTGGACGATCCGTAGATATAGAATATAGGTTGCAGTTGTCGTGGTAGAAAAGCTTCCGTTAGACCTGGACAAAAAGGCTGACATAAATCAAAAAGTTGAGGAGTCTGTATACGACTCTGAATACTGGACTGTCAGCATACCAAATCTACCGCCAGACACGGAGTTTCCACTACAATTTGCATGGGTGTACGAAGACGGAACGATATCAGATTATTCGGCATATAAAACATTTACAACCCCAGGAGAAGACACTTTAAAGAGACCTAAGTTCCTTCCTACAGACTTAACTGTTTTTCAAGGAAAGCTAAAAGTAAATTGGCAGGGGGTAGATGTAGATGGAGATGAGTACGGAAAAGAATTTGGATATGTAGATGTACTGTATAAACTATCAACAGAGACAGAATGGAAAACTGCTGGAGTACTGATTAAATCTAGCTTCTTGCTTATTCCAGGAACACCAAAACTTACATACAATGTTAAGCTAGTTGCATATACTAAAACAGGAGTGCCATCATTAGATAGCGACATACAAACAAAAACACTTATTCAAACTGGACCAAATACTCCAACAAATGTACAAAGGTTTTGGTCTGGAACAAAGTTTGTTGTAACATTTACACAGAACCCAGCAGCAGTTGGAAATGAGTATATTAAAAGTAATAAAATCACTTTAACCTCATCGACAAATATAAGCTTTACTTTTGAATTTCCAGTAGTTCCTGGCGACACACAAAGATATGAGCTCGGAGAAGATTTAAGCAGTACTTATTTTGGACCACAATTAAATCCAGGATTTTCTGGTTCTGTTTGGTCAACTGATAGATATGACGGAGAAAGCATAAAAGTACCATTTGAATTTCTTGCATATGAATCAATTCTTACCGCACCAGTGATAACATTAACACAACTAGTTGGCGGATACAAGGTTTCGTACACAGATCAACTTGACGAAGCATCAAAAAAAGCATTTAATAATATAAGCATAGAAGAATCTTTAACTGGTTCTTCATCTGGATTTAACAGAGTTTCTTTTGGTCCATCCAACCCAGTTACAATACCTACTGGAAGCAGCACAGCACAAAGATGGGTAAGGGCGTTAGTTTATGACAATATTGGCGGCTATCCAAAGAATACAGATGGCACTCCATTATATTCTAATGTAGCAACAGTATCACCAAAGAATTCTGACCCGTCAGACGGCACACCACCAGCGGTACCTTCAGTAAGCGCTGGAACCCCAACCGCTACCACTGTACCCATAACAATAACAGTAGTTGATGCTGACACTAAAGATGTATACGTTAGATATAAGAAGTCAACCGAATCTCTTTATGGATACGACCTAACACCAGTTTCAGTTGGATCAAATTCATGGACAATAAAAGGTCTACAGCCAAACACTACATATAATATTGGCGTTAGCGGAGGAGATTCTTTTTCTAACTACAGTGCATACAGCGCAAACATTAGCGCAGTCACAGCATCCTCTGCACCAGGCGCACCATCAAATGTTACGCTATCAAACTTAAGCAGTGGAGTAGGCGTAGTAGCGTCCTGGACAGCACCAGCAACAACCGCACTTTCAATTTCAAAATATAAAGTAGAGCTAAGAAAAGATCCAGCCACAACAAATACACTGATTCAAACCCAGTATTCATTTAGCACAAACATATCTTTTTCTGGATTAAGCCCTTCTTCCATATATCAAGTTACTGTATTTACGGAAGACGTATCTGGAACATTCTCAGCGTCCGCTTCTAGCGCAGCCTTTACAACAAATACATCTGGCGGATTGAGTGATGGCATTGCCCCGACATCCTCACCCACACCAGTTGTAACGCCATTGTATGGAGCCCTAGAGGTTAGATGGACTCCTATTGTTAATGCAGATATTGTTACATATGAGGTGCATGCTTCAACAACAAATAACTTTACACCGTCCATAGCAACCAAAGTACTTGAGGTAGCTGGAACATTTGCTATCATAAAAACAATTTCTGGAACACCTCTTGTATACGATACAATATACTACGTTAAAATAATTGCTAAAGATGTTGATGGTTCAGCAGCAGCTGGAGCTCAAGCATTTGAAAAACCATCAAAAGTTGACAATGGAGATATCGCAGCTGGCGCAGTACGTGCAAATGTAATTTTGGCTGGATCTATAACAGCAACTCAAATGGATGCAGATAATTTATTTGTTGGCAAAACATTTAAAATTGGAACTGGCGGAGTAATATTTAGCGGAACAGGTGCATTACATGGAAATGTCGATACAGCATTTTATTTAGATTCTACTGGACAATTTTCTTTAAAAGATAAGCTAATATTTTCTGGATCAACGCTTACAGTAAATGGAATAATTAATGCAGATAGCGGAAAACTAAAAGGCGCTTTAGAAATAGATGCAACTACTATGAAATTTGGTAAAGGGGTAAAGGATAGCTTTAATGGAATTTATATCGATGACAATAACTATTGGTATTCAAATGGAAACTTTAGAGCAGGTGGAGCTGGTACTGGTATAACATCTACTGGTGGTTCACTAAGCATAGTATCTCCCGTTACTATCACTGGCACGTCCTCAGTTACTGGAAACCTTGGAGTCATTGGAACAATATATTCTGGTGGTGCAGTAGATTCTGGACAAAGAACTGTACTAAACTCTGCAGGAATTTATGCATACCCAGCAGGTGTAGGAGCTTCAGCGACGACATCTATATTTGCAAACGCAGCTGCAGGTGGAGTAACATTTGCTACTGAGAGGGGTAGGCTTGGATCTGTTTCAAACTACTGGTTAGTAGGAGCAAATACAATATCTAGCGTTGCTGGTTCTGGAAGCGTAACACTGGAATCGTCATCGACCAATGCAAGAATTGTAACTTCCCCAGCAGCAGCAACATCTACAAGCGGAATATCTGGAAGCGGAGTATATGGAATTTGGTCTGGTGCACCAGCATCATCTGGGTCAAGTACTGATGCACAAATTGCAGCAGCACCATTTAGCGTAACACATGCTGGACAATTAATAGCAACTAGCGCAACCATAAGAGGCAAGGTTACTGCGACAAGCGGAGGATTTGGAACAGTAGATGCAAATGGAGATGTTACAAGTGGTTGGAGAATCTCTGCAAATATTATACAGGCATATGGATCTGGTGCAACTGCTGGAACAATCAATGGCGGCAATATAACTGGTGCATCCATTACTGGTTCATCAATTACTGGAGGTAGTCTTAGTATTACAAAAGAAAACCTGACAGGATTTAGTGGAGTAATTTCAGTGGCAGAACCATCCGCAGTAGAAGATAATGATGGTGGAAATAGTGGAGTTGGCTCAACAATAAATTCAGGAACACAAACAATAACAATGTCCATTGTAGATGGATTAATAAATTCAACTGGGTCTTTAATGATAAAAGCTGCAAATACATTAGAGCTATACGGAGGCTCATCGGTAGCAGCATCATTTTCAGCAAGTGGACACTCCATAGTAATTCCAGGAACAAGTGGCTTGTATATTGGAAACACTTCAAACGCTCAAGGAGCAGCAGCAAGTAGCCACCCTGCATTTATAACAATTGATGGAAGAATGAGATTAAGAGCAGGAGCGCCACTTTACTATCCAAACGGTTCAACTGGTGCTTATATAAGAAATATTTATGTTAAAAGTGCTGTCAGCACATATGCCCCACCTAGCAGTGTTGGTCATATTGGTGACATCATGGTAACATATTGATGGGTAGAACGGTAATTTGAATGGGTTTATTTGCTAAGACTGGTTCCACTACATGGTCAACCACTAAAAAAGTATTTGCTAAAACTAGTACTGGTGGTTGGTCTGTAATAAATTCTGTCTGGGCAAAAGTAGAATCTGGTTGGCAAAAAGTGTGGCCAAAAATTGCACCTTCAACGAACCCAGACGATCCAATAAACATTCGATTAAATTCTTATAATGGAACAGAAGCCACTGGCTATATGTACATAGATACAATTTTGTATGGCCACGATGGTCTTTTTCTTAATGGACCAGCCACAGCCTCAGATAGAAAATTTGTTGCTTCAACTTCAGTTAATTTAAATGATATAGTTGCGGGGGATGTAGAAACAACAGCCCCACTAGATGTATTTAATCTATCTAATAATACAGACACAACAAGAAATAGAATAGATGGCAATTATTTATTCTATCAATTAAAGGCTACTAATAACCAAGACCCGACCTTATTTTCAATTTTAAATGGGCCACAGACACCAATTAAAATTATTAAAAAAACCCCATCTATTACATCAACTGTATTTACAGAATCTGGCGACGGAATATATCAGATGGAGCTTTATGTCTCCTCTAAATGGTACAACTCACCAGACCTAGCAAACTCATATGTTAGATGGTGGAGGCACACCGACAAAGTAAACTACAGAAATGGCACAATACTTCAAACAGATTATTTTACATCTACCAACATAAACAACTTTCAAAAATTTGGAACTGGCTGGACAGATGGATCAAGCACATCACCAGACCTAAATGCAATTTCAATTTTGGCAACAACTGTTCCCCCAGGCGGAACATATATAATTGCAGAAGTTGTTTTAAAAAATTCTTTTACAACACATTTTAGTACCGAAGTAACAGCAGTAAAATCTAGCGGAGTCTTGCCATTTATTCGTAACGTAAGGTTTGAAGATGATAATGGAAGAGATCCAACTGATTATTTAAATAGACTCATTACAGATGGATTTTGGTATTTAAAATTTGATGTAGACAATGTTACTGCATCAACAACCTATAGGGTTGACTATAGATTATATGATGTATCTTCTGGAACATATTATAATTTTTCAACTGGTTCATCTTTTACAAATGGAAATTCTTGGCCAACACAATATAATGTTACGGGCACACTTAGCGGCACCACAGCATATTTAAATGATGGAAGAAGATTTATTAATACATCATATCTACCTGCGGCATCCCATACATATGGCGGAGGTCTAGTAAGATATAAACTAGGTATTAGAATAACAGCACAAACACCTGGACAACAAAGAACATATTTTAGCGGTGTAATAAATAATAATGGTGGGCCGTATGTGTTGGCAGATACTGGAGGAGAATTTGATTTAAATACAGAGTCTGTTATTACCCTGGCAGCATCAAAAACATCACCAGCAGTTTCTGAATCAATTACTTTTAGTGGAACTACTGCCTCATATCCGTCTGGGTACCAATCATTTCCAAGACAGTACAAAATAGATTTTGGAGATGGAACAACTACTGGAACTGTTGCAAATGGTGGTTGGGTAGATTTTCCTGGCACCGCAAATCCATCATTTTCTGTAACCAAGTCTTATGCTACCGCAGGCACTTACGCTGCAACACTTTTTTGGACACCACAAGGAGATAAGTCTAGATCAACTTCAACACAAATAACTATAACTGTCACAAGTCCACCAGCCAATTCTACCCCACCTACTCTTACTGGAACAAACCTTTCCCCAGGAGGAGTTTTAAATTTTAATGTTGGATCTTGGACAAACTCTCCAACAAGCTATACGGTCAAGATATATAGAGGAACTGCAAATGTAGCAACTAGCGAAACGCTGGTATCTACACAAACAATTACCTCACCAACAACAACTGGAACTTATACAATAACCCAGGAAGACTACACAAATACAGGAATAAGCCCAGTGCGTAGGTATCTTAGAATATTTGTTACCGCAACTAACGGCACTCCTTCTGCACAAATTGCTGGCGGAGAGGTTGGCCCAGTGACAGACACAATCTATACAATTACTTGGGATAAAAATGATGGAACTGGAACAATATCTACATCCACATTTAGCGCAGGCGGATCAGTAACTGCACCAAACCCAACAAGAGCAAATTATACTCTTGACGGATTTAGAGAAACTGCATCTGGAACATTCTTTTATTCCGTTGCGGGAGGCGGGTCATTTAGTCCACCCACGGGAAACAGAACAATGTATGCAAGATGGACTTACTCACCACCAACTTATACATTTGTATTTGGTAATAAAATAAGCGTTTCAACAAATGGCTATATATCGCTAGGAGATACTTCAACCGTAACTGCAAACACAACCACAACCGCAGCAGCAACATCTGGAAAAGTTTTGGCAATACTTCCTCACGATATGAGACAAACATCCCTATACTATTTTTCAGACACAGTAAAATATGTTATTAGATGGATTGGTGCAACCTATAATAATGCCGCACAAGTAATGGCCTATGAGATAGCATTTTATAAAGATCAACAGTATGCAGACTTTAAAATTTTAAATAGAGCAGTGGCCCAACAAAGCAACTCAGCATATATGGTTGATGCATATACTGGAAGTGGAGTTATAACAAGCTATCCCGTAACCCCCACAGAACTTAGCAGATTTCGCGTCTATTTTAATGGCACAGCCCCGACCACCCCAGTAACATATACCGAACTTTCTTTAAGCGTAATGAAAAGAGATACAACACAAGATGGAGTTGACGATAATACAACTACATTAACCACCGCTACTAATCAAACTGCTTATATAGCTCCACATTTCCCTCCATTCTTCCCACCACACTTCCCACCATTCTTCCCACCGTTCTTCCCACCACACTTCCCACCGTTCTTCCCTCCACATTTCCCTCCATTCTTCCCACCATACTTTGCAACACCAACCCTACCAGCTGTTCCAACTGGACTAGCTGCAACTAATGATGGCTCTACTACTTCATTAACTTGGAATGCTGCAACTGGAGCAGCAACTTATGAAATATTCTATTGGTCAGGTCCTACCTACACTGGAACAGGGGCTGACTTTACTGGAATTACAACAACTTCGAAATCACACACCACTACATCTCTTTGGTACTATTTTGTAAGATCAAGAAATGCTGCAGGAGCTAGCGCATACTCACCTGGAGTTTTGGCAACATCAACCTTTACTCCACCATACTTCCCAGGACCACCTGGTGGTTATTAAAATAACAGCTTGACGAATAACTCGTAAATGCTATAATAATGAAAGGAGGAATAAAATGAGCGTAGAATTAACAGTAGATGAAAAAATTAGTATAATTGATCAACACATCAAGCAAATGCAATATTCAATATATGGATCTGAGCTAGACCTAATTGAGGCAAACGCAATTGCTGATGTTGATGAAACAGTAATTACATCAATCACCAACAGAATTTCAACAGCGACAGCTAAAAAAGATGCATTGGTACTCACAAGAGCATCACTAACTAACTAAAGAAAGATCAATATGTCAGATAGAAATGAATTGATTATAACAGCGCTCCAACAAAAAATTGGAGAGTTAGTCTCAAACTATGAGACACAAATTGCAATTCTTCGTGCTGAGCTTACAATTCAAAGTGCAGGATTGCAAGATAAGTCAGAAGCAGTTGAAGAATATGAAAAAGAAATTGCAGGAATTGGAGAAAAATAATGGCAACATCACTAGCAGGTAATTTTTTAGTTGAAGGAGAACCCTTTGATGTTACAAAAATTAATAAAATGCTTGTTGCTGTTCAAGAGCTTCAGGAAAAAACCTCCTCTTTAGAAAATACATTGAAGCTGCCAGATGGAAGCATAAAACAGTATATACCAGTTGTATGGGGATATAGAACAAAGCCTTTGACATTAAAAGGAACTGGTATCTCTGGACCATTTCAAATAGATTGGGCTAATTCTCCACTAATAGCATCAGAGCAAACTTCTGATAAGCTTTCTATAGTTGCAACACTTGCCGAAGGTGGCGGAGAAGACGGAGACTACAGAATATCTTTTACTGATTCTGGAGTACCACAAATGTATGTTAAGTATGTTCCTGCAAAAGGAACTACATCAGTAAAGAAATCATTTAACATTATTGCATTTTATCCAAGAGAAAAAATATCTTGACATAAAGCATTAATATGCTATTATTAAGTATAACCTAAAGTCACGTACTCGTGACTTTTTTACATATTAAGGTAGAAAATGAGCAACGATTTAAAATGGATGATTTCATCCGACCAGCAGTTCCCATATCAAGATGACAAGATGATTGCCCTTTGGTTTAAGGTAATGAAGTGGTTTAAGCCAGACGTTGTTGACTACCTTGGTGATACAGATGATCAAGCCTGCTATAGCAAGTATACAGAAGGACGCTCAGCAGAGTTTTTAAACCTTCACAAGACTGATAGCAGAGATCTTATTGTTCCAATGATGCGACATGAGGCAAAGGGCGCAAGAGATTTTTATACAAAGACACGAGAGATGTTGCCAGAAGCGCAACTGTTTTCAGCACTAGGAAACCACGATGTTAGAATTTTTAATTATGTAGATGCAAAGCTCCCTGACTATATTAATGAGGTAACTCCAGAAGCACTTTGGGGATTAGACTCTTTGGGCTATGAATATATTCACTATAACGAATTGCCTAAGCGCCGCTTTGGAGATATCCACGTACACCATGGACTCTCAATTGCAGCGACTGGTTCTGTTCGCAAGGACATGGAAGACCTACAGGTATCTTTAATTAGAGGTCACTCTCACAGAATTGCATCCCACCTAGTTACTTATGAATTACGAAACGGCGGAGAAGGAGAAACACTTCGAGGCTACGAGCTTGGTCATATGTGTGACGAAAAGGGTCCAGGAATGAAGTACATGCAACACCACGACTGGCAAAAAGGTTTTGCCGTAGCGCATATAGTTAATGACTATCCGCATATTCAGATGATTCATGTGGCACCTGATTATTCATGTGTCGTTGACGGGAAGTTGTTTACACTATAATGTGGTGCGGAAAATGTAATGGACGAGTTTTTGTGGACAGAGTATTTTCGCAAAAACTACATATGGAATTGTTTTGTATCATGTGCGGCAAACGCTGGATGTGCAATAAGGAAACGAGTGCTTTCGGAAAATGGCTGGAATCAAAAGAAACGGCAAACCAAAAAGCTTACGGTATTTCTTCTTAAACGATAAGATACATAAGGTACTAAAGTCATCTAGATCAAAAGATGAAATGGTTGCTTGGTGCTACCCAGACAAAAAAAGAGTTATGTATTCTTATTCTCAAGTTAAAAAGAATATGGAGACTGCATACACTGTTGTAGAAGTTGCCTCTATGCTTAATAAGCATAGGGTAACTATACAAGAGTATATCTTAAATGAAAAGGTTGCTACCCCTCAAAAGATATATCCAATTGGTCAGCCAGATAGTGAAAACTGGTCTCAGTATATGTTTAATCAAAAGAACATACTCGATATACACCAGCATATCTTAGACTCAGGGCACTCAAAAGAAATTCCTTCCAAAGCTGAATTGCAGGCCCTTCTCAAAAACAACTTAATATTGTATACTAAAACAGAAGAAGGAAAGTTCGTACCAGTTTGGAAGGCGGAATAATGAGCAGAACAGTTTCATGCCCAGTCTGTAAAAAGGAATGGGATCTTCGTTGGGGTATATTCGCACACGATAGCTTGTCTAGGCATATGAAGGAGCACAAATGACAACAAAGGTAAAAGTAGATTTATCGTTTACTAGAAATCTTGGTAATTACGAGAGCATCAAAATTGGTGTCGGTATTGAGGACGATGTAAGACAAGGCGAAACGGTAGATGCTGCTACAGAAAGAGTGTATGCTTTTGTTGAAAGCAAGTTAATTGAAAAAACACAAGAGGTAGAGGAAGAGCTAAAGAGTGGCAAATAGTAAAGAGCCATACATCCTTCTTTCTCTATTCCAGAATCTGTATAAAGAGAAGTATGGCAAGGCTCCTTCAATTAATAAGTTTCGTGAAAAATGGGCTATGCAAGATGTCATTGATAGTGTAGGGTTTGATCGTGCAAAAGAATTGCTTGAGTATTATTTTCATTTAACTAAGCATGGTCACACCATACAATTCTTTTTGTATAACTTTGATAAAATGGATACGGTAAGAACAGAGATTGAGAAAGATAAAGAGAAGCGTCGTTTGTTACTAGAAGAAACGAAGAAGATGGTAGAGCAAGGCGGAATAGAGTGAACACAGAAGCAGAGTTAATCTCAGCAGTATGTAAGAATAAAGACATTAGCACACTCCTTGCGGATAACGTAGATGATCTATTTACATCGCATAAAGATATTTGGGATGGCCTAAAGTCATACTACTATAAGTTTAAAGCTGTACCAGAAGCTGGAATTCTTCAAGAAAAGTTTAAAGACTTTGAGCCAGTAGACGTTAAAGGCCAGACAGGGTACTACTTAGATACCCTAAAGAATGAATTCATTTCAAATAAACTTAAGACTATTATTCTTCGTGCTGGATCATCACTTAAAGAAGATGCTGCCTCAAGAGTTCTTGAGAACATGCAGTCTCAACTAGCTGGCCTCAGTAGATTTACAAATAATGTTCGAGACCTAGACATTACGGATGCCGAAGCGGCAATTAGACATATGGAGCTATTAAGAGTACGCTCTGCCGAGATGGGCGGTTCTCCAGGCATCAAGACTGGTTTTGAGGCCATAGATTTAGCGTACCCAACAGGTATGGCTCCAGGCCACCTTATCGTCGCCATCGGCTGGCCAGGGCGTGGTAAGACGTGGTTTACATCCTACCTTGCTTGTAAGGCTTGGGAGCAAGGGTTTAAGCCAATGATTGTTTCCCTTGAAATGTCACCAGAGAATATGCGTGATCGTATTTATACAATGCTTGGCTCTGGACTATTTAAAGCTTCTGATTTTTCAAAGGGAGATATTAATATTGATGACTTCCGATCATGGTCAACAAAGAAATTTGCTGACAAGAATAGTTTTATCCTTATTTCAAATGAGGGTAACACCGAAGTTACACCAGCAACTATTCAAGGGAAGATTGACCAGCACAAACCAGACCTGGTTATCCTTGACTACCATCAGCTATTTAATGACAACAAGCGAAGCAATTCTGAAGTTGAAAGAAACCGAAATGTTTCTCGTGAATTTAAGATGCTTGCAGTATCAAACAATATTCCTATTATTGATATTACTGCAGCAACTGCAGATGATGTTTCAGATCAGGACAATCCTCCTATGATGTCTCAGGTAGCTTGGTCAAAGGCTATTGAATATGATGCTGACATGGCAATGGCAGTTCATAGATACCCAGGAACAAACATGATTGAGATTGTTTCACGCAAGAATCGACATGGACATGAATGGTTTATACTTAGATTGGGATATCAACAGGGGTATCGTCAAAGAGATTTATGAGAATCCGTTCCAAAATAATGAATCACAAACCGATAAAAAGATTTCAGGTTAGAGTTGAATTTTTAGATGACTCTGATATGGTTCGCGTCAAGCATCAATATGAAAGCATGCTTACTCATCAAATGAGAGATAAAGGGTATCTTAGGGTACTTGACATAGACACCAACTTTTCGGTAGAATTTGATGGATCAACATGGATGTTCTTAATGACACTCTATGGTACTTATGTAGGAAAGAAGACGGCATGGCAGCACGAAGCAATTACGCAAGGAAAGCTGATACCACGCAATACTCTAAGCAACATATAAAGGCAATTGTAAAAAGCCTTGGCTTACAGGTAGCTGGTGAAACAGAGGTAGAGGTTTCTTTCTATTGCCCATTTCATTCAAATAGACATAGCGCAAGCTGCAGCATTAGTAAAACAACTGGAGCATGGCTATGCTTTAATCCATCTTGTGGAGAAACTGGATCTTTAATAGAACTAGTTAAAAGAGTTTTGCACAAGAATGACTTTGAAGCAATGAGATATGTTTATTCAAAAGAGACGGAAGTGCTTGAGAATTTTGACGATGTTTTAAATGAAATGCTAGAAGACAAGCCAGAGTTCGTAGAGTTTCCAGAAGAGACATTAAAGAATCTGTATAACGATTTAATTAAAAGCGAGCAAGCAAAAGAATATTTTAAAAATAGAGGCATTGACCTTCAGTCTATTTCACATTTCTCTTTAGGGTATTCTCCAAAGCAAGACATGGTTACAGTACCAGTTCATAGCCCAGACGGAATGCCAGTCGGAATTGTTGGCAGATCAATATCGGAAAAGAAATTTAAGAATAGCACTAATTTACCAAGAAGCAAAACTATGTTTAACATACATCGTGCTAAAAAAATAGGCGACCATGTTATTATTGTAGAGTCTAGCTTTGATGCAATCCGTGTGCATCAGGCTGGATTCCCCAATGTAATTGCAACTCTTGGCGGACATATATCTACAGAGAATATAGGTCTGATAAATAGGTATTTTAATAAGGTTACACTAATGACAGATGCAGACCATGCTGGTCGTGAGCTTGCAAATAGCCTGGCATCCAGACTAAAGAATAAAGACCTCTTGTGGGCCTCTTATGAATATGGTAAGATATATCCACATGATGCAAAAGATGCTGGTGACATGACCGAAGAGGAAATTAAAGCCTGTATTAAAAACGCAGTTTCCAATATTGAATATCAATCTTGGACCCATGAAAAACAATAAACAGATGGATATATACCATCAAATACAAAGGAGAAAAATATGGGAATAGTAAAAGGTCTCAAGGGACTAAATAAGGTTATGGATGCACCTCAGCATTCAAGTGGTGACGGAGTTAAAGCACGTTGGGCAAAGCTTGAAGATGCAGAAAGCGTTAAGGTTCGTTTTCTTCAAGAGCTTGATCCAGATTCACCTACATATAATGAAAAAGCTGGACTGGGATTTATCGCAGTTGAGCACACAAATCCAAAAGATTATCGACGCAAAGCACTTTGCACAATGGAAGATCAAGGCAAGTGCTACGGATGCGAACAACATCGCAAAGATTATAAGGCTGGCTGGAAAGGCCGTTCACGACTATACATCAATGTTCTTATTGATGATGGCAAAGAAGACCCTTATGTTGCAATTCTTTCACAAGGTTCAAGTGGAAAAACTATTACACCAACACTAATTGAATATGCTGGTGAAATGGGTTCTATTACAAACCTTATGTGGCGTATCAAGCGCTCAGGTACAAAGACAGACACCAGCTATACAATCATTCCTCTAGCAAAAGACGAGACACCTTTCGACTCATCATCACTTGAGCTATATGATTTAGAAACTACTGCAGTTCGTGACCTCCCATACACAGATCAAGATTCATTCTTTGCTGGTGAGGCTGGACCACACGCAGAAGAGTCAAGCTCAGACGACTCAAGCGTTATCTGGTAAAAGAAAGTAAATGTTGGGGCAGTCTATTGACTGCCCCCTCATTATTTAGTAGAATGACAATATGATTACCTACGATATACCAGACCCATTTGAAACATTTGTTGCAAATAAGTATAGGAATCATGTAGGAGCTATGTATGATTTCTTTGCTAGAGAATGGCATATGAAATGCGGATGTTGCAAAGAAGATTTATATGCACCAACAAAAAAGATATTAACTAAAATTAGGTTGTATCACACTAGAAATGAATGCACGGGCGGATATTAATGAGTTTTACACACCTACATGTTCACTCCTATTATTCATTAATGGATGGGCTAAATTCACCTAAAGAATTGTGTCAAGCAGCTCTAGATGCTGGGCAGACTGCGATTGCAATCACAGACCATGGTACTCTCTCATCACACAGAGATATGCAGATTGCCGCAAAAGAAACTGGCATTAAGCCAATTCTTGGTGTTGAGGCGTACATTTCTCCAACAGATAGGTTTGATAGATCATCTAAAACAGATAAGTCTATTCAAGCCTATAACCATATTATTTTACTAGCGAAAAATAAAAAGGGGTTGGAGAATATCAATATTCTACAAGAGCTTGCTTGGAACGAAGGCTTTTATCATAAGCCACGTATTGACAGAGAGGTTTTAAAAGAATATGCTGAAGGCATTATTGTTCTTTCTGGATGCCTTAATGGCCTTATTAGTAAGTGCATTGAAAAAGAAAACTTTCAAGAAGCCGAAAATATACTCAAGGATTTTAAGAAAACTTTTGGCGAAGACTTTTATGTTGAGGTACAATCTCACAACCCTAAAGAAATAAATTCAAAGCTTCTTGAGTTGGCAGACAATCTTGGAATTAAAGCGGTGGCAACAGGAGATGCTCACTTTGCTAAAGAAGAAGATAGAATATTAGAAGAAGCATTGCTAATCTTATCTACATCTCCAAAGGTAGACAAGGACACAGACTTTGAGATGTCTAGAAATATGAAAGATATGCTAGATAGATTTAACTATCTTTATCCTGACCGTAGAATTTCATTTCAAGATATGAATTTGTTTATTCAGTCACGCTCAGAGATTGAGTCTGATTTTAATAAGGCTGGAATTAATCGAACAGACATTTATGAGAATACAATGGAAATTGCAGATAAGGTTTCTGACTATGACTTCTATCAAGGATTAGACTTACTGCCAGTCCCAAAGACCGATGCTGATGAAAGACTTAGGGAGTTGGCTGAAAAGGGCTTAGAGAGGCTTCAGAAGGCTTCAGACCCTACCTACATTGAAAGGCTTAACGAAGAGCTTGGAATTATTGCTAAGAAAAATTTTGCTTCATATTTTCTTGTTGTAGGAGATATGATTAATTGGGCTAAAGAAAATAACATTATGGTGGGCCCTGGTCGTGGATCCGCAGCGGGATCTTTAGTTTGTTATACATTAGGAATTACGGACGTTGATCCAATTAAATATGATTTGTTGTTCTTTAGATTTATTAATGAAGAGAGAAACGATTTTCCAGATATTGATACTGACTTTGAAGATAGACGAAGAAAAGAAGTCAAGGATTATTTAAAGAAAAGGTTTAAGCACGTTGCTTCTATTTCTACATACACTTATTTTAAAGATAAGGGCGTGGTTAGAGATGCTGCTCGTGTATTCATGGTGCCACTTCAGGAGGTTAACCGTGCCTTAAAGTCCGTAGATACGTTTGAAGACTTTATAGATTCTCCAAATACAAAAGAATTTAGATTGAGATATCCAGAGGTTGTTTGGCTTGCAGATAGACTTCGTGGAAGAATTAGATCAGTTGGAGTTCATGCTGCTGGTGTTGTTGTTGCTAAAGATGATTTGCGTAAGTTTGCACCAGTAGAGTCTCGTGAAGATTCACAGGACAAAGTATCAGGAAGAATTCCAGTCGTCGCATACGATATGGATACGGTTGCAGATATAGGTCTTATTAAGCTAGATGCACTAGGTCTTAAGACTTTATCTGTGATCTCAGACACACTGAAGTCTATTAAAACTAGACATGGCAAAACAATTAATCTTTCAGAGATGACTATGGATGATGCAGATGTTTACAAGATGCTGAACGATGGATACACAAAAGGTGTTTTTCAAGCAGAAGCAACACCATATACAAATCTTCTTATAAAAATGGGAGTAGATAAGTTTGAAGATCTAGCCGCATCCAATGCTTTGGTAAGGCCAGGTGCCATGAATACGGTAGGTGCTGCTTATATTAACAGAAAAAATGGCAATGAGGCTGTAGATTATATGCATACAATAATGAAGCCTTTCACCGAGAATACTTATGGTGTTATTATATATCAGGAACAAGTTATGCAGGCATGTGTTCATTTAGGCGGAATGACATGGGCAGAAGCTGACAAGGTACGTAAGATTATTGGAAAGAAGAAGGATGCAAAAGAATTTGACCAATTCAAAGATAAGTTTGTTGCTGGGGCTTCAGAACACATTACTAAGAAAAAAGCAGAAGCGCTATGGCATGACTTTGAAGCGCATGCTGGGTATTCATTTAATCGTTCCCATGCTGTTGCTTACTCTATGCTTTCTTATTATACTGCTTGGCTCAAGACTTATTATCCTTTGGAATTTATGTTCTCGGTTCTTAAAAACGAAAATGATAAAGACGCAAGAACAGAATATTTAATTGAAGCAAAGCGTTTGGGGCTAAAGGTATTACTGCCTCATATCAATGAATCAGATGTTTACTTTTCCTTACAAGAAAACTCTGTAAGATTTGGTTTGGCTGAAGTAAAGTTTATTTCAGACAGTATTGCAAATAAGATAATAGAAAGAAGACCTTATAATGATTACAGCGACTTCATTGATAAGGCATCGAAAAAAGGTTCTGGCATTAATAGCCGTGCTATTGCTGCTCTTAACTCCATCGGCGGTGCTGCGTTTAATGATAACAAAAGGCAAGGAAATGAAAAAGACAACTACTACGAATACTTAGGCATCCCAACATTTAATCTTGAAGGTATTCCTCCAAGGATTAAAGCGCAGGCAAAACCAATTGAAGACTTTGATGATCTTGGATCATTTGTAATGTTTGGTATGGTTAAGTCAATCAAGCGTGGCAACGGTTGGGCAAGAGTAGAGCTAGTTGATGAAACGGGATCTGTTGGATTATTTCACACAGAACAAACTCAAATTGAAACAGGACAGATGTATTTTATTTTGGTGGGAGACAACAGAATATCAAGATACATAAAGGTATCAGACATCAACCCAGACTCAAATGATTTATTTGTAGATTACTTATATAGAAAGAAATATGACCTTGAAGAAGACGAGTATATTGTGGTAAACTTTACCCCTTATACAACAAAAGCTGGAAAGCAAATGAGCCACATAGTCTTGTCAGATAGAGATAAGAATTTAACTAGAGCCATTGCCTTCCCTGCAATGTATAAAATGACATTAGCAAAAATGCGTGAAGGCATGAAATGCAAAGTTACGTTAGCTAAACTAGATGACGGAACGCTAAACATAAAGGAGATAGCATGACAGAAGAAAATATTCAAGTCTCAACTGCAGAAGATGTTTTTGGAGCGCTTAGTGTGCCAAAGATTTTAATTGCTGCTTTGCAAACACTTGGCACGATTGTAGTTCCGACAGAGGCATTTTTAAATGCAGCGACAGAAGATCAGGAACTAAAGGTTGATTACAATTCAGATGATCAGACATTTACATTTACACTAAAGGAACAAGATGGATCAGGGAATAACAACAACGAGCTCATTACAGACTTCGAGTAAGCACCAAGAGCTGGTTACAGACTACGGTCTAGATGTTCTTGCGGCTTTGCTTCATGAAACAGCAATTGAAAAAGGCTTTTGGAATAGTCCAAAAAACTTTGACGTATTTGGTAACAAGCTAGCTTTAGTTCATTCAGAGGTTACAGAAGTTTTAGAAGCAATAAGAAAAAATAAAGGTTCTGAACAAATTGTAGAAGAGATGGTTGATATTTTAATTAGAACACTTGATCTTTATGCTTCGATGCGGAACGCTGGGTTTGTAGATCATAGTTTAGATGAAATTCTATTTAACAAAATGGAAAAAAATAAGGTACGCCCAAAGCTTCACGGCAATTTATTTTAATGATATAATTGTATAAAAGAGAGAGAATAAATGACTATAGCGATTGATGAAATCCTAGCAGGATTAGATCCAAAAACAAGAGCAAGAGTAAAAGCAGCACAAGATGTAAAAGTTGAAAAGCAAAAAACACCTAGCATTGGCTTAAATATGGCATTGAAGGGTGGTCTTGGATACGGAAGACAGGTTCTTGTCTGGGGCAATAAGTCTGCAGGAAAATCTTCATTCTGTTTACAAATGATTGCTCTTGCACAAAAAGAAGGAAAGACTTGTGCTTGGATTGATGCAGAAGCATCATATGATCAGTCTTGGGCAGAGATGCTTGGAGTAGATTCATCTTCCCTTATTTATTCCCCTGCTAAAACTGTAAACGATATGGTTGATGTTGCTACAAAGCTAATGGATGCTGGCGTAGATATAATTGTCGTTGACTCTATCTCAGCGTTACTGCCAGCAATTTATTTTGAAAAAGATGGAAATGAAATGAAAGATTTGCAAGACACTAAGCAAATCGGCGCCGAAGCAAAGGATATGACTCACGCAGTCAAAATGTTAAACTATGCAAATAAAAACACATTATTGGTACTCATCTCACAGCAAAGAAATCAATTTGGATCTATGCATGCCTCCCACATACCGACAGGAGGAATGGCAGTCAAGTTCTTTTCTTCCACCGTCATTAAGCTTTGGTCTTCTGAAGCTGAAGCTAATGCTATCAAAGCAGGCATTAAAGTGGGTGACAAAATTATTGAACAAAGAGTTGGCAGACCTGTCAATTGGATTATTGATTACAACAAGCTCGGCCCCCCTAACCTATCTGGACAATACGATTTCTACTACCAAGGAGAATCACTTGGAGTAGATTTAGTTGGAGAAACATTAGACGTAGCAGAAATGGTTGGGGCAGTAGAAAAAGGTGGAGCATGGTATACAGTTGATGGCCAGCGTTTACAAGGACGTGCAAAGGCAGTTGCTTACCTAAGAGAAAACCCAGAGGTAGTAGATAAATTAATTGAGGAAATCAATGCCAAAAATTAATGAATTCTTTAACAAAGAAGAGCATAAGCAAATCAATTCTACATTTGAAAAGCTTACTGGTATCAGACCATGCTCAAGCTGTGAGTTAGATGTAGATGGTGGGTGGTGGGATCCCGAAAATTTAATTATGAAATGGACCTGTTCTAATGGGCATGAAACAACACATAGGATTGGCTAATGTCAGAAAGAGCAGAAGTAAAAAGAGATGGAGCTAAAGCCCAAAAGAATTCAGGAAGAGGCGACTATCAAAAAGGCGATGCACAATGGAAACAGTTTCTTGTGGACTATAAAGAAGCAGGAAAATCTTTTACATTAAACAAAGACAACTGGGCTAAGATATGCACAGACACTTTTAAAGTAAACAGAGACATGCACCCAGCGTTAAAGATTATTATAGGAACAGAGTCTAAAGTTAGACTAGGTATTATAGAGTGGTCAATTCTTGAAGAGTTGATCCAGTTTTATGAGGAGAATCATGATTAAAGAAGTATTCTTAACAACACTTACTGGTATGGGCGTTGGCGCAGTGTTTAGCATATTTAAACTTCCAGTACCAGCACCCCCAGTCTTTGCTGGCCTAATGGGTATTTTTGGTTTGTGGATGGGCTACGGATTAGTTCAAAGGATATTGTCATGACAATGTTTTTTATGGGATTGCTCGTGGGTCTTGTAGTTGGCTACGGCCTAGGATTATTTATAGACAAGTGGGATAAGAGGATTAAAAATGGCAGAGGATAAAAACACACTTCAGTTAATTAGTGATATAACAGAGTTTAATGATCTTCATGAGTATATGCAGGATGAGCATTTAGACAAGGCTTTATCAATTGTTGTAAAGCTTTTGATGAACCCAGATGTTCCATCTGCCAAAGCTCCCATGCTTATTATGGAGCTTCAAGCAATGTCTACCAAGTTTGCCGTAATGTCTTCTGTATATTCAACTATTGCTAAAGATAAAGCGGGAACTGTAAATAATAATAAAAAGAATGTTTACTATTCAGTAAAGGAGTCCATAGACAAACTTGTAGATGCACTTAAGTATGTCGTTAGGTACAACTCATAATGGGAAGAGATATTGTAAAAAACCTTAAGTTTAAAAAACATACAGGTAAATTTTTTGACCCTGAACTTTTTGCCCAGCTACTTGATGAGTCGTACAGAAACACAAAACGTGCTGATGGATTGATGACAAAGAAATCATTTAGCCCTAGCTCTTTAGGCTATGGCCATGGCAAATGTCCTAGGTATTGGTACATGGCTTTTTCAGGAGCAGTCTTTGTAGACGATAATGACGCTGTTGCTGTTGCTAATATGGCGCAAGGGACTCAAGCCCACGAGAGGCTTCAGAAGCTAATTTCCACTATGCCAGAGTGGAGAGCAGAAGAAGAAGAGATCATTAATGAGTATCCTCCAATTCGTGGTTTCATAGACTTAATCATGGAGTATGATGGTGAGACTGTAATCGGAGAAATTAAGACGGCAAAGCAAGAGGTATGGGACACCAGACAGTCAGAAATGAAGTCTTCGGTAAATCATATGCTGCAGCTACTTACGTATATGAAGTTAAAGAATGCCAAAGAAGGATTTTTTCTTTATGAGAATAAGAATACTCAAGAGATATTAATAATTCCAATTTCAATGAATGATAAAAATAAAAAGATTATTGAGGATGCTTTTCTGTGGATGCAAGAGGTGTACGATAATTTTAAAAATGGAGACCTACCAATGCGCCCAGCAGGTGCAACTAAGTCAAAGATGCCTTGCACCTACTGCCCAGTAAAGAAAGAATGCTATGATAAAAATGGTCCGATAGGAACAGTTCAAATAGAATTGTACGAGGCACCAGTCCTATGATTTGTGCTAATAAAGAATGTGCAATAGACTTTGATGCAAAAACTCATAATCAAAAATATTGTTCTGATGAGTGTTGCAGAGTTGCAACCAATAAAAGAATAATGGAAAAGTATTATGAGAAAAAAGCAATTAAAAAGGGTGCGGTCAGACTATGCAAAAAATGCAAGTCTCAGCTAAGTAGATACAATGACTCTGACAAATGTTCACAATGCCTGCAGAATAAAAAAAATAAATCAAATAGTAGAATAAAAGAGATAATTGATGACATTAGCCTCTCTGGTTAAGACCAAAGCATATAGAGTTTTAGGAATTGATGCATCTACAAATTCAATAGCATTTTGTTTAATGGAAAACAATAAGCCTTTAAAGTGGGGTAAAATAAACTTAGAGGGCGAAGACATATACGAAAAGATACATGACGCCAAAAATAAAATGGCCATGATGCTTGATGAATTAAAGAGTGATTACATAGTTGTGGAAGGAGCAATCCTTGTCAGATCACCTGATGCTGTGATAAAATTATCCTATGTATACGGTGTTGTTATTGCTGAGTTGATGTCTACTGGAGCTAAGGTTATAACCATATCCCCTAGTGCTTGGCAGGCTTATATTGGAAATAAAAATCCGACTAAAGAAGAAAAGGCAGCAATTAGATTAAAGAATCCAGGTTACGCTGATTCTTGGTATAAAAACCAATTAAGAAATATGAGAAAACAAAGAACAGTAGATTATTTTAACAAAAAATACGCAATAGATGTAAATGATTTTGATGTAGCAGATGCATTCGGCATTGCTCATTACTCAAATGAGGTGTTAACAAAAAGATGAGCAACGACTGGAACGATAGAAGTAATCAAGAAGAGTTTGTTCTAAGCCTTCTTGATAATAAGAAAAATGGATATTACGTTGAGCTTGGTGCATTTCATTCTAAAAATGGTAGCAACACCTACAGGCTAGAAAATGAATTTGATTGGAGTGGTGTTTCATTTGAGATAGTGCCAGAGCTACACAAAGAGGTATCAGAAAATAGAAAGAACCCTTGTATTCTAGGAGATGCAACTAAATTTAATTATATAAACTATTTTGAAGAGAATAACTTTCCAAAACAAATAGATTATCTTCAAGTTGATATTGATGCTGGGTACGCTATGGATGGAAGACCAGCAGGAAGTGCATATACCACACTTCATGGGCTCCTAGCAGTCCCATTAAACTCTTATCGTTTTACAGTAATAACATTTGAGCATGATGCAAATATGTATTGGAGAAACATTGTAACAAGAGATGTTCAGAGAGAAATACTTGATTCATTAGGATATTCATTAGTTGTTCGATCAGAGTCAGAAGATTGGTGGGTAGATCCAACTGCCGTTAGCTTGCAAGATTATAGAAAGCATTTCAAGTGGGATCATCTATAAAGCTGTACCAGAGCAAAGACTGGCTTTACAGAAGATATATAGTTCAAAAGAAAACAGTTACAGAAATAGGTAAAGAGTGCGGAGTCTCTGCTATGACCATACAGAGATATTTACAAGAGTTTGGATTGTTGAGAAAAAAATGACAGGTTATCCTAATAAAACAGGCGGGTACCAAGCGTGGACAGCAGACCTACAGCTAATAGCAACAGATGCTCCATCTGGACATAAAATAATTACTGAGTGTTTAGAGATAGCAGAAATGCTAATTAAAAAGAATATTTCTTATGGAGACTCAGCTTTAAATCCAGCAAGGCTATTCTCACAGTCAGATTCTAGAGAACAGCTAAAGGTTAGAATTGATGATAAATTAAATAGAATTAAAAATTCACAGGGGTTTGCTGGGGATAATGATGTTGATGATTTAATTGGATACCTTATCCTGCTTAAAATAGCCAACAAGGTTGCAATTTCAGTCAACTAGAAGTATAATTAGGTATATGACAAAGACAATATCCTACACGTCATACGGTGGCGGAATTGCTTCGTATGAATGTTTAACCCAAGAAGACTTCCCAGGTGGGGCAAATAATAATAATTCTACTTTTGCTATAGAGACTAGAAAAGCATCTAAGCAAAAAAATGATATACCATTTTATTTAGAGATTGGTTCATCGCATTATAAAAACCAAAATGATACCTATACTCTTGAAAAAGAACACGGGTGGCAGGGTATATCTATAGAAATAGAGGAAAGTCTTGTAAAAGAATTTTCTGAAAACAGAAGCAATGCATGCGTACAAGCAGATGCAATTTCTGTTAACTGGGATCAAATACTTGACAAATATAATGCACCAAAAAGAATAGACTTTCTTCAAATAGACATAGATATGACTCCAAGAAATGCAAACCTATTGGCTTTAATCAATTTACCAATGTCAAGATATAGGTTTAATTCTATTGTCATAGAGCACTCAGTTGGAATGGATTACACTTTTGATCCCCTACGTGCAGCTCAGAGATATATACTTACATCGCTAGGCTACAGACTTGTTAACTGCGGCCATAATGATGACTGGTGGGTGGATGAGGCATCTTTTGATGTTATGCAAACCCTGCAGATAACAAGCATGAGATAGGATTTAGATATGACAAACGATATAGAGCCAGCAGTTCATTTTGACCGCATGAATAAAGTTGTTGAAGAGTTGCTTAAAGGAAATTCAGCTACACAAATAGCAACACTTACTGGATTTTCACGAAAAGAAGTTTTAGAGTTTATTGACGAGTGGAAAGGAGTTGTCCATAATGACAGCAACATTCGTGATCGTGCTAGAGAAGCAATTTCTGGAGCAGATCAACACTATGCAATGCTTATTAAAGAAGCCTGGAAGACTGTAGAAGACGCAGATACCCAAGGGCAACTAAACGTTAAAGCAGGAGCTTTAAAGTTAATAGCAGACATAGAAACTAAAAGAATAGCCATGCTCCAGTCTGTAGGTGTTTTAGAGAACACACAGATAGCGTCTCAGATTGCAGAGACAGAACGTAAGCAAGAAGTTTTGGTCGGTATATTAAAAGAAGTTACAGCTTCATGTCCTAAATGTAAACTAGAAGTTGCAAAAAGGCTGTCCCAGATTACTGGTATAGTCGAAGCAGTTGTAATTGAGGAAGCTGATGTCGTTTGATTTTTCAGATTTAATTGATATATTAGATGGCGAAGAGTTTGAAGAAAAACCAGTTGACCTTCGTACGTTTGTCAACCATCCAAATTTTTTAGGTCTCCCGCCATTATCAGAATATCAGTATACTTTAATTGAAAAAAGCTCACAGATATACAAAGAGTCAACGCTTAAGAAATTATTTGGAGATGAAGAGGGCTCGACTAGATTTAAGCAAACAGCAAATGAAGTTGTAGCGCAATTGGGAAAAGGTTCTGGAAAAGACTACTGCTCAACAATTGCAGTTGCATATATAGTATATTTACTATTGTGCCTCAAAGATCCCGCAACCTACTATGGCAAGCCCCCTGGAGATTCAATTGATATTATTAACATTGCCATTAACTCACAGCAGGCTAGCAACGTATTTTTTAAAGGCTTCAGGAGCCGAATAGACAAGTCTCCATGGTTTGTTGGTAAATACTATGCAAAGGCATCTGAGATACAATTTGATAAGGCAATAACAGTTCACTCTGGACACTCTGAGAGAGAGGCATGGGAAGGATATAACGTTATCGTTGTAATCCTTGATGAGATTTCTGGTTTTGCAATTGAAAATACAACTGGTCACGATCAAGCAAAAACAGGTAGTGCGGTATATGATATGTACAGGGCCTCAGTAGATTCTCGCTTTCCAGATTTTGGCAAAGTGATATTGCTATCTTTCCCTAGATTTAAGAATGATTATATTCAGCAAAGGTATGATGCCGTAATTGGTGAAAAAGAAACGGTAATAAGGGAACATAAGTTTAAGATGTATGAGGAGATTCCAGATGGTACCGAGGGAAATGAATTTGAAATACAGTGGGAAGAAGACCATATTATATCTTACAAGATACCTAAAGTTTATGCTATTAAGCGTCCAACTTGGGAGATCAACCCAGTTAGAAAAATTGACGACTTTAAAACAGCATTCTATACAAACCCAACTGATGCTTTATCCAGATTCGCCTGTATGCCACCTGATGCAGTTGATGCATTTTTCAAATCAAGAGAAAAAGTAGAAAAAGCATTTAACATAGGTGCAATTGCAGTAGATAATTTTGGAAGACTTGAAGAGTGGTTCCTCCCAGACCCAGATAAAAAATATTATATACACGTAGACTTAGCTCAAAAGCATGACCATTGTGCCGTAACAATGGCACATGTAAATAAATGGGTTAATGTAAAGGTTACTGATACGTACTCCCAGCCAGCACCAATAGTAGAAGTAGATGCTGTTAGATACTGGACCCCTACGCCAGATAAGTCAGTTGACTTTACAGAAGTAAAAGACTATATATTATCTCTTAAAACAAGGGGATTTAATATAGCTGTTTGTACTTTTGATAGATGGAATTCACATGATATGATGCAGCAGCTAAAGCAATATGGAATTAATACAGAGATATTGTCGGTAGCTAAAAAGCATTATGACGATATGGCAATGGTTGTGGCTGAAGAAAGATTAATTGGTCCACACATACCTTTATTAATAGATGAGCTATGCCAACTGAGAATTATGAGAGATAAGGTTGACCACCCAAGAAAAGGCTCTAAGGACTTAGCTGATGCTACTTGTGGAGCTATATTTAATTCAATTAGCAGAACTAGATTTGATAATAATCAAGAGATAAATGTTCATACATATGAGTCTATGAGCTACGACAATGACTTTAAAAAAGATGAAGATGGTGAAACAAATTCATACAACATGATTAGGCCACCAAGAATGCCTGAAAATTTAAGAGAAGCTATGGACAGGATGCAAATAATATGAGCGAATACCAAGAGTTAGCAAAGCAGTGCAAATGTTGCACAAAGCATGTTCCGCTACCAACTACAATGAAAATATATGATGGAATAATAGTATGTCCCACCACACTACAGAATATAATAGAATATAAAAGAATTTGGGAGTCATACGGACAAAGACCAATGGGTGGAATAAGAAAACATTTTTCTGAATATGTACAGCAGATTGTAGAAAATTCTATTGACAAAAATGAAGACGGTACACTATAATACAATTAGGTGCCAGTAGCTTAGTTGGTTAAAGCCCCGAACTCATAATTCGGTAATCGTAGGTTCAAGTCCTACCTGGCACACACCTTTGTAGCTCAGCGGAAGAGCAACAGACTTCTAATCTGTAGGTCGCTGGTTCGATCCCAGCCAGGGGTACGTTCCTATAGCTCAGTTGGTAGAGCAGCAGACTTTTAATCTGCGGGTCGATGGTTCGAGCCCATCTGGGGACACAGTCTTTTGAATATGTAAATGGTATAATAGAGTTACATCTGTCCTGTGATTTGATTAAATTTATCACTAATATAAGGTGTTAGGAGAAAAAATGCAATCAATTTATAACATTAAACTTAATTCTGCAGAAGATACCCCAGACTTTTTAGATCAATTTAAAGGCAAAGCATCCATAATTGTCAACACTACAGTTGGATGCGGAAATGCCAACCAGATGGAAGTTTTGCAATGGCTACAAGAAAAATATGCAGGAGAAGATTTCCAAATTATTGCTATCCCAACAAATGACTTCTGCGGCCCAGGAATAACTAAAGGTAAATGGTCTCAAGGAATTACTTGTGGAGCAGATTCAGCCAACTATGGTAAAGATGTATACGGAACAACCTTTCAATTTTCACAAATGGTTGCATCTAACCCAAATGAACATGTAAGCGAAGAAAATGGCAAAAATGGACTTGGGCAAGAAAATGCTCCACCACATGAACTTTATAGAGAAATACAAGAGCAGATTAGCTTTATCAATCATACATTAACATCACAGGGCGTACCCTTAGTATCAGATGAAAATTATTCATGGTGGCTAAACAACCGAGGCGGAGACACAATGGGCGGAAACTTTGAAAAATATATGATAGACAAAGATGGATATGTAACAAGACATTTTCATTCTACTGTTTTAAACTATGACGTTGAAAAAACTTTAAAGCAAACCCTTTTAGATTCAGATACTGTATTTATGATGGGCCTTGGAAGATCAAAAAAAATATTTGAAGAAGAGTATGCAGTAGTATGCAAAGAAATTGAAGAACTAATTGCTGGTAAGAAATCTATACTTAACCCAGCCTATAAAAAGGGAGAATAAAGATGTCAGCAGCACAAGGAACAGCAGAAAGATTAATAGAAGTAGCATTAGCAGAAGTTGGAACTATAGAAGGTCCAAAGGATAATGAAACAAAGTATGGCAAGTTTACTAAATCAAACTTCCAGCCATGGTGCGGTTCATTTGTTATGTGGTGTGCAGACCAAGCAGGAGTAAAAGTGCCTAACACTGTTTACACACCAGCAGGTGCACAGGCATTTATTAAAGCAGGAGCTTGGCAGATGGCGGAAGCCGCAACACCAGAACCTGGAGATATAGCCTATTTTGATTTCCCCTCAGATGGCGTCGATAGAATTTCTCATGTAGGAATTGTAGTTGCAGTAAATGCAGATGGAACAGTAGATGTTGTAGAAGGAAATACATCTTCAGATAAGAAAGGCGATCAAAGAAATGGCGGAGAATGCTGCCTTAAAAATCGTGCTTACAAAAAGAAGAATGGTTCAAAGCTTCGTAGAAGCCAGGTTGTAGGAATTGTAGGATTTGGAAGACCATCATTTGGAAAGCCAGTAGTTAAGAAAGCAGCAGCCCCTGTTAAGAAAGCTGCAACTAAAGGCGGAGGCGGAAAGCCAGCGTCAGTAAAATAATGTACGAATACTACGTTAGAAAAGTAGAAGCCATAGTTGATGGTGACACAATAGATGTACTAATTGACTTAGGTTTTGATATATTATTTGCTTCAAGAGTTAGACTTGCTGGCATAGACACCCCAGAGTCAAGAACAAAAGATTTAGCAGAAAAAAAGCTTGGTCTTGAGGCAAAAGAATATTTAAAGTATAAATTAAAAGATGCTAAATCCGTAAAGATTAAAACAGAAAAAATGGATTCTTCAGAAAAATATGGAAGAATTCTTGGATGGATATTTATTGACGATCAATTAGTTTCTATAAATGATCAGATGATTAATGATGGATATGCATGGGGATATCTGGGAGATACTAAAGTCAAAGATTTTGAAGTTTTAGCTAAAGCAAGAAAAAAATCGGGTAAATGAAAACAGTAATTGTAACTGGAGCTAGCAAGGGTGTTGGAGAAGCAATAGCAAAAACTTTATCTAAAGAGTATAAAGTTATTGCGATATCTAGAAATTTAAATAAAATGGAAATAGCATTTGAAGGATTAGACAACATAACTCCTTATCAAATGGATCTAGTAAATTCTGAAGATATTAAAAAATTTAAAGAATATATTGCAGACAAAGACATACGTGCACTTATTAACAATGCGGGTGGCGGTGGCGGAAGCGACAAAATACAAAATGATATGACAGATAACTGGAGCTACGCATATAATATAAATGTTATAGCCCCGATGAAGATGTCCCAAGCGGTGATGCCATCAATGTTAAAAAATAAAATTGGTGATATAATTATGATAACATCAATATGTGGATATTACCCATATCCTGGCGGAGGAAACTACACTGCAGCAAAAAGAGCAGAGATAGCTTTTTCTGAGACATTGAGAATGGAAATGGCTGGAACTGGAATTAAGGTTTCGCAGATAGCACCTGGTACAATAGATACAGATAAAGATCATCCCAAAGAAGTTGCACTAAAGTCAGAAGACGTAGCAGAAGCAGTAAGATGGGTAATATCGCTCCCAGACAATGTAAATGTTGATTCAATGACAATAATGCACCCATACAATCAAAGACATGGATAAGGAATAAAAATGTTAAAAAAAGACTTGGCACATGAAGAGCTATATGATGGAGTTTATTACTACCCAAATGTAATTGACGACCCGCAGAAGCTTATGGATTTAATTGAGATGACAGAGGGAAGAGATGCACTTCAAGAAATTGTGCCAAATTGGATTGACTGGGGCGTAGAGGCAGACAGAGGAACAGTATATTGGTATGGCAAAAAGAAAAGAGTTCTTTTAAATGATATACATGACATAGATACTGTTGATATACCAGAAGAAGACAGAGTTCTGTGTAAAGAAATTTTTGATACAATATTTGATGCTTTCCAGTCTGTATGCGATGACTATAAAATAAAAAGAGATATTGAAGACAAAGTTATTTTGTTAAATCAGATGAACATTCATAGATATAAAGAAAATACATGGATGGGAACTCACCACGATGCACAAGAAGGTGACACGAGATTAAAATATTCACTTCTTTTGTATATTAATGACGACTATGAGGGTGGAGAAATATCTTTCTGCATTCAAGATGGTGTATTAAGTAACCCAGACTACGGACTACCAGTAAATACTTGGAATCATCTTGTTGAAAATCCCGAAGGCAACAATAAATTTGCAGCACAGGGAGCTTTAGATGATCCAATTAATGAAGGAAAAATAACATTTTCTTTAAAGCCAGGACAAGGAAGCGTTTTAATATTCCCATCAAAGGATCCATATAACCATACAGCCCATATTGTTAAGAGCGGATGGAAGTGGCTTGTTCCAGGATTTTGGATTGATCCTTCTGGTATTGATGCCGCTAAAGCCCTTGCTATTGCAAAGGGATATAAAAAATAGCTTGCAATTCTAGTTATCTAAATGCTATAATAAGTTAGTACCTGCCGATAGGGGGTACTAATTTAACTCGCTTAAAAGGAGCACAAAATGGTAACACAATTCGCCATGGATCTTTTCAAGGATCCATTTTTTATTGGTTTCAACAGAGAGTTGGAACGTTTTAATAGTCTAAGTAAGGTAAACAATACAGCATTTCCGCCGTATGATTTACTTCAACTAGATGAAGATAACTATCAGCTAACGCTGGCAGTTGCTGGATTCACAAGAGAAGATCTAACTGTGTCAATTGAAGACGGAAGTCTATGGATCACAGGTGAAATTACAGAAGTAACAGATGCAAAAGTTGTCCATAAGGGAATCGCTGCACGTAAGTTCACAAGAATCTTTGAACTAAGTGAATACATGGAAGTTTCTAGTGTAGAGCTAAAGGATGGCATGTTAAATATTCGTGTTGTTCGAAACCTACCAAAAGAAAAACAACCAAAAATTCTAAAAATTAAATAATCAGGTGATCGCCTACACCTGAGCATGTGTTAAAACTGCTCACCAAACATTAAGGATAAAAATGATTATACAGGTTATAGGGCTACCAGGAGCTGGCAAGACTACATTTGCAAAAGAGCTTGCTGATAGAATTAATGCTATTCATCTCAATGCAGATGAAGTTAGAGCAGAGCTAAATAAAGATCTGGGCTTTAGTTCAGAAGATAGACTTGAGCAGGCTCGCAGAATGGGAGCCTTGTCTAGATTACTTTCAAATCAAGGTCATCATGTTGTTGTAGATTTTGTTAACCCAACTGAAGAAACAAGATCTTCTTTTGGAAAGCCAGATAAAGTTGTTTGGATGAACAGAAAACCAGTCAGAGATTTCCCAGACACTACAGCAATGTGGCAGACCCCGCTTGATGTTGATCTAATGTTTGACGATATGACAGAGTACAATGTAGCAGCTAGAATTGCATGCGTAGACTTCAAGCTACATGATTGGAGAGAGCCTACAACCTTAATGCTTGGAAGATATCAGCCGTGGCATGAAGGACATCATGCTCTATATCAAGAGGCGGGTAATAGAACTAAGCAAGTAATGCTAGGTGTTAGAAATACATATAAAACTAGCGAAAAAGATCCGCTTGATTTTAATCAGGTTAAAGAGTATATTGCTAAGGATCCAGTAATGGACAAAGCAATGGTGATCAAGATGCCTAATATTACTAACATAGTTTATGGAAGAGATGTGGGATACAAGATTGAGCAAGTAAAGTTAGGGGATGAAATTGAAGCAATCTCGGCTACACAAAAACGTAAAGAGATGGGTATATAAAGTTTGGAACTTTATATCTAAGCCAAACAACATTGAGTGGCCATCATGAATGTAACTAAACAGAGATCAGCATTAAAAGCAATTACATGGCGTATCATAGGAACAGCAGATACTTTTGTTATATCCTGGGTCATAACAAAAGAGCCAGTTACAGCAGGTGCAATCGCAAGCTTTGAGGTATTTACAAAAACTATTCTTTATTATTTTCATGAGCGTGGGTGGAATAAAGTTAAGTGGGGTAGAAAGTAATGCCAGTATATGAATATAAATGCTCATATGATGATGCACATGCCACAATGTCAGTACATAGATCAATTAAAGATGACGACCCAGGATATACATGCGTAGAATGTGAATCAGAAATGATTAGATTCTTTACCCCATTTGGCATACAGTTTAAGGGCAATGGCTTTTATAAAACAGATAATCCTAAATAGCTAAAGTTTGTTTAAAGTTAATTCTTAGTTAACCGTATCTCAAACACCTGCCAATTTAATTATACTATACTAATACTATGAAATTTAAATTCATTGCTTTCCCAGCAGCATTAGCCATATTTGCTAATGCTTTTTTTATTACCCCTTCACATGCTGATAACCTTCAAGGTGCTGGATCTACATTTGCTGCTAATTTTATAGACAGATGCAGGGTCGAATTTATGAAATCAACAGGAGATTCTGTTGTGTATGGAGCATCTGGCTCAGGTGCTGGAAAGAATATGTTTTCAAACGGAGTAACAGACTTTGCTATGTCAGATGTTCCTTACTCTGGTACAGAAGTAAAGCCATTAAAAGATTTTACATATGTTCCATTGGTAGCAGGACCAATTGGAATTATCTACAAGCTTGATGGATATAGAGTTACTATTAAGATGAGCAAAGACACACTTGCTAAAGTTTTTGCGGGACAGATAACGATGTGGAATGATCCGCAGATATTAAGAGAAAATCTTATATCAGGAAAGCTACCAAAGATACCAGCAACAAAGATTAGGGTTGTATATCGCATTGATGGTTCTGGAACTTCAGAGGTTTTTACTTCATACCTTAATGCAGTTGCTCCAACTATATGGAACAAACCAGGGAATAAAAACTTTGGTACTGCATTCCCTGGAGATATATCTAAGAGTTATATGACCAGCGCTTCTGGGTCTCATGGAATTGCAATGGTACAAGGAACAACAAATGGATCTATTGGATACAATGAGATATCATATGGAAGAGGACTAAAGACAGTGTCTGTTGAGAATGAGGCTGGAAGGTTTATGCAGCCAACAGTAGGCGCAGCCTCAGTATTCCTTGGAGACTTTGTTCCAGATAAAAGCGGGGTGGTCAAGATTAACTATAAGAACATGAATAAGCTGTCATATAATATATCCACTTTTACTTACGGAATAGCATATAAAGAAAAGAATTCCAAAAATGATTCAGTAAAAAAGTTCTTTAATTTTATGTTAGATACTTGCGGCAAGAAGGCGGAAGATCTTGGGTATTCTCCAATAAGATCATCTATGCTAAAGTTTTCTAAATCTAGAGTTAATGAGATAAGCTCTAAATAGCTAAAGTGGTATAATTACTATGTAAGCATGTTGCTTACTTAGGAGCCATAGTTGAAAAGGGAAAAGTTATTTAGAATAACAGCGTCCATAATGCTTGCATTTGGATGGCTTTTTATGTCCCCCGCCTATTCCGATGATCCGCTAAGCTTGGCAGCTCAAGAAATTGAAGAGCTAAATAATAGCGTAGATGACCTGGGCTACAAGGATGAATTCATATCCTTAATTGAAGAAGCAGAAGAAAAGTACGACATTGCAGTATCTGCAAAAGAAACACAGACTCAAACCTCTGACCTATACGACGACTCTCTTGACGCAGAAGCTACGGCACTTGAAGAAAAAGACTTAGCCCAATCAGCAGTAGACGGACAAACAGTAACAGTAGCCACTGCTTTAGACAATAAGAATGATGCCTACGATGCACTTGGAGTAGCCAACATTAATCTTTCAAACGCTCAGCAAGCATTAGACAGTGCTGGTTCTGCTGGTTTGGCATACGATGTTTATAGTCTAATTAGAGTTAATGGACTTGCAGCCACAGATCAATTCTTATGTAGTGGAACAATAAATGGAAACTATATGACTCGTCCAGTTTGTGGTAACAGATATGAAAACTTTATAGTTAAATTTACTGGACAGATAACTGTTCCATCATGGTTTACGCAAGCATACTTTGCAGGATATACAGATGATGGTTTTAGAATGTATATTGACGGATCATTGGCCATAGACAACTGGGTAGAGCAAGGAACAACTTGGAGTGATTACTCTCCTGTATATGATGTAACTACAGACAAAACATTTGATGTAGAGATTTGGTGGTACAACGGGGGAGGACCTGGATCTTATCATCTTGGTTGGGGTATTCCTGGAGGATGGACTGGTGCAGGATGTGACTATTCTGGAAGCCCAAGAGTATGGGGACAAAACTTTAGTTGTAATTTAAATACATTTTCTCATGGATCTGGAGCAACCCAAGAACAAACCAACGACTACAACAATGCCCTTGCTGCAAAGAACGCAGCACAAGATGTCTACAATGATAAATTAAATGTTTATAACCAAGCAGTCTCAACATTAAATGGTTACAATCAAGACTTAACTAATAAAACAAATGAATATAACAACGCAGTTTTAAATGTTGCTACAGCATTACAAAATAAAAATAATGCTGAAGATGCATACGAGCAAGCAATTAATAATCTCAATAGTGCAATTGATAACGCATGGCGTTACTATGACGAGCAGTCACAAAGAGAAATTCAATCTGCTATTGCCCAAGCAGCAGCCAACGCTGCAAACAATCAGCCTACCCCAGAGCCAAGTCCTGAACCAACCCCAGAGGCTAGTCCAGACCCAGAACCAACTCCAGAGCCTTCCCCAGAACCAACTGCTGAGGAACCGCCAACACCAGAACCAAGTCCAGAACCTACAGCAGAAGAGCCTCCAACCCCAGAGCCTTCTCCAGAGCCTACAGTAGACCCTACAGAGGAGCCTACACCTGAGCCTACCCCAGAGGAACCACCAACCCCTGAGCCTTCTCCAGAACCAACTCCAGAGACAACTGAAGAGCCTGCTCCAGAACCCTCACCAGAACCTGGGCCAGAGCCAGAACCAGAAGAGAACCCTTGGAGTGAACCAGATGTAGAAATTACTGATGAGGTATTAGCAGCCCTGGTTCCTGAAAAGGGAACTGGAACAGAAGAAGATCTATCTAATGTTATTGCTAACCTTACAAGCAGTGATAATAAGTTAGTTACTCTTTCTCCTGAACAAGTAACAGCAGTTAGCCAAACACTTAGAGCCTTGACTCAAGAAGCAAAGGCTGAAGTTGCAGAAGATCTTGGAATTAAGCCTTCAGAAGTTGCACAGATTGCTGAGCAAATGAAGTCTAACCCAGCACTGGCAGAAGCATTTGTTGAGTTTACAGATAGAGAGGCGGAGGCAGGAGAAACTCCAATGCCATTTACATTAGCAGATGCAGTAACAGAAGTACAAACAGAAGCATTCTTGGCAGACCCACTTGGAGCTGTATTTGCGGTGGACCCAGTAGAACTACTATCTAATTTCTCTGAGTTAGGTATGGATATGACAGATGATCAGAGAGAAAAAGCGCAAGAAGTAGTTGTCCCAGTGATCATAGTATCACAAATTGCAGGGGCAATGATAAGGAGGAACAAATGAAAATAATCAAAAAGGCCATCAATCTTGTAGGCAAAATGCTTAAAGGATTAATCAAATGGTTTAAAGATGCAGGAATGGAATTAATTGCACAGGCATTCACCCTCCTTGGCTTCTTTATTGCATGGCTAACTTTGACGGGATCAGCAAGAGATATTGTTGGCATTGCAGTACTTGCAGTAACAATAATTTGGCTAATCACAATCCCACTAAGAAAGGATAAATAATGGCAAAAGCATATATAGAAAAACCAACCCATGTTGGAGGAGGAGCTATTGCAAGTATTAATAATATTGTTATGCGTATAATTGCAGTATTTGCTGCTTCAGGACTATCAGTAATTGGAGCGGGAGCAGTAGTAGGAATCAGCACAGCTAAAGCAGTTATATTGGCTGGGACTCTTGGCGTTGCCACTGTAGTTGAAAGGCTTGCACGAGGATTCTTAGATGACGGCAAACTCACAGTAGCAGAAATTAATGCAGCATTTTCAGCAGTAGATAAAAAAGCTGTAAAGTAATGATATAATTGTACTATGAATAAATATCGCATTAAATTAGATGTAGAGGTTGAAGTAGAAGCCTTTAATGTAGAAGATGCAAGTGAATATATTCATGACATTTTTAATATAGACGATGAAATAAAAAAAGTTAATATAGTTAAAATAACAACTAAATAGTCGTTGACAAAACCGCAGTTCACCCTGTATAATAATATATAGGAAACTGCGGTTTCTGCTTTGGCCCATAGCTCAGCAGGCAGAGCGGGAAGCTGTTAACTTCTAGGTCCTAGGTTCGAATCCTAGTGGGCCAGCAAATCTAGGCGGACTTACTAGACACGGAGAGCAAGTGCTTAATCTTACACTTAAAGGTGTAGACGTTTTTATAAATAGACTTCAAACAAAAAAAGAAGAAGCCTTTTGGAATAACTATGATTTAGTTATTTGGAAAAAAGATAATAGCGGGTACTCAGATATAAAAGGCGTATATAGAAATAATGCGTGGGGGAAAGCAGAAAAAATTTCTGTAAATTCTAAAGGTCTCTGGGAGTTGCCAATTAAATATGTCAAGCATCTTAAGTAAACTAGGTATAGATGAAACCAATATGAATTGGTTTGATTTTGCATTATGTTTAGGAATGGACACAAATTTATTTTTTGATAAATATGAAACAGATATATCTATTGCAAAAAATATTGATGAAGCATGCCTTAGTTGCCCAGTCCGAAAGATATGTTACGAAGTTGGTGTAGAAAATAATGACTACGGTGTATGGGGCGGAATTTATTTAAGCTCTGGACAGGTAGATAAAGTGAGAAACGCACATAAGACAAAAGATATTTGGAAAAAACTAAAGTGACATTTATAGATAAAGATAAAGACCATTTTAAATATGGAATAAATCAATGGACGGGTGAACCAAACAAGCCAACATTTTACAATAAAGAAATGGCTTTAAAGATTAGAGAACTTAAGAAGCCCACCCCAGATTTAAAGATGGACATAGTAAAGTACCCAGACTTCCTAGCAATCAGACTCTATGAAGATAATTTTGGAAGATATGATGGATCATTGAAAATGAGAGTAATAGATTATGTAGAGATGGTAAAAAAAATACTAGAATCATATGGAGTCAGAGTAGAATTAGAAGGGAAGCCAGGAAATGGAAAATGATTTGACACCAGAGGAACTTCTTCCTCAGCATCAAGATAGAGTTGAAGACTACTTGTCAAAAACAAGAAGTTCAGATGGAGGATACCTACTTGCAACATCTCGTGATGGACAGCTGCCACCAAGATCTATCTATTACTTTGATAACGCAGTAACAGCTGCGGAGGCTTATGGACGGTATACTGATTGGGGTTTTGCAAAAGATTACTTAACTGTCTGGCTTTATGAGCCAGGAGGTATAGTAAACAGCAAAGTTCTAAGAAGGCCCCCAGCAGGAGAGTGTAGCTATGTAAAGAAAAATTATGTAGAAGCCTCTAATTTATTAAAATCATTCAAGGGTTCAATGACAGAAGAAGATCACTTGTCATTGGTTAAAGGATTTGCACTTATATTTTCACACGATAATATAAGATTTAACGCACAGAGATTTTTTGAAGACTCTGGCCGTACAGAAATGGTAGAATAATGGAAGAGAAAGTACTTTGTTACTGTTGCAATAAGACAAAAAATAAGTTAAATGTTAAGAAATCTTCTTTACTAAATATCAATCTATTAATGTGTGAAGCATGCTTTGACGGCAAACTTGAGCCAAGATGGGTTGTTATTTTAGCTGGAAGACAGAACGGTAGTGAATATGTTAAGGATCACGTATCTAAAAAAAGATATCCTGGCAATGAAATACTTGCTTCTGAATTACTAATTTAAGATTGATTTTGCTGTATAATATATAATATAATGGATATTTCCTATGCCCAAATAACAATTACACTAGTCGCATCCCTTGTCAGCGGTATGGGAACTGGTTTAATTGCTGGTCGCAGGTCTAAAAAAGCAGATAAAATAAGGGCGGAAGAAAAGGCAAAAGATGAGCTTAAGCTTGAATTAAAAGACCTTCAAATTAAATTATACAAACTTGAGCGTGACCTTGATGAGTGGAAAGACAAATATTTCGAGGCAATTCAGGAATTAATACAGGTAAAAGCCGAACTTGAGCATACATTAATGGCATTAAACCATATAGAAATACATAATTTAGAAATTAATGATGAGCACTAGCACTACAAATATATAAATAGTATACTAATAGTATGACTTGTATTGTTGCTATAGCTCAAAATGGTGTTGTGTACATGGGATCCGACCATGCCGCCTCAGATGATAAAACGGGATGGATCCTGTCAAGAAAAGAACCAAAGTGTTTTAAGGTTGGTCAGTATGGAATTGCATTTACAGATTCTTTTAGAATGGGCCAGATACTTCAATACATGTGGATCCCACCAAAGTATACTCCAACTAAAACCAATTCAGGTCTTGATAAATTTATGAGAACTAAGTTTGTTGATTCAGTTAAGGCTGCATTTAAAGAGCATGGATACGGAAGCATAGGTTCTTCTTCTGAAGAAGATACTGGTGGAATATTTATAGTTGGTATTGAAGGTAGAATCTTTACTATAGATGAAGACTTTCATGTTGGAGAAAATATAGTTAACTACATGGCAGAAGGAAGCGGCGGACAGATAGCTCTTGGAGCTCTCCACGCAACAAAAAAACAACAGAACCCCAAACTTAGATTAAAAGCAGCCTTAGAAGCAGCAACTGAGTTTAACATGAGCGTGGCTGCCCCCTATACATATATCCAGGTTTAGTGTATAATTGATTTATGTTGGTACTTGTTTCTATCCTGTCAATCGCCCTAACAGCGTTTTTGATTAAATACTCTAAATCAATGTTGAAAAAATATGATTTTGGATTTTACTACATAGATAAAGTACAAGAGCAGATTGAGGCTCAAAAGATGCAAGAGGCTATGGCACAAGATGGAGCTATAGACATCAACATGCTCAGACCAGAAGATTATAGTCACGCAATGGATCTAAGAGGTACGCCTACTCACATTTGTCCATGCGGATGTAATATATGGAATGTTAAAGTAATGTTTGAATCAAATGAAATCGCTACATATTTTTTAGATATGGAATGCGCTAATTGCGGAAGCGTTGCTACCGCTCCAACACCAGTAGATAAAGGGTTTATAAATTGAGAAAATCAGAAAGATTAAGAGAGCTTGAGTTCGCAGTAATTAGAATGGAAATGACTATTCAGTTGCTGGAAATGACATTAAATAATCTATTAGAGATGCAAGGAATGTCCAGTGCGCCTGAGTTAGACGGCGGAAAATGGTACAAAAACAAACCAGATAACTCTTGACATTCTGCTGTTATTTAGTAGAATATAGATATGAATAAAAAACTAATAGCATTAATTACACTAATCACACTAATTGCGCCTATCAAGGCGATTGCTGCAGAGCCAGCACCAACGATTGCAATTTTAGACACAGCAATTGACACGTCCTTGCCAGAGTTTAAGGATAAGATTGTTCAAGAAGTTTGTCTTATTGATTGGACAACTTGCCCAAATGGACTTTCATACATGGAGGGCCCAGGGGCAGCATCAATGCCAGCAGATCTAATTACAAAGAATGGCTTTGATCATGGAACACAAATGGCATCAATTTTTCTTAAAAATAACCCTGATGCTAAAATTGTTTTTATTAAAATTATTGGTAACAATGCAATTGGTCAACGACAAGTAGCACTTGAGTCAACTGTGTTTAATGCTCTTAATTGGGTAAAGAAAAATGCATCTAAATATAACATTAAGGCTGTCAGTATGTCTCAAGGACACCACAATCTAGGTGCTGCAGGAACAAGTTACTGCCCTAACACACCAATTACTAAGCAGTCTGTTATTGATTTATCTTCTATCGACATCCCAGTTTTCTTTCCTTCAGGCAACGGGCGTGACTACAACAGAATTGACTGGCCAGCTTGTATAGACGAATCGGTTTCTGTTGGATACGTAGATCAACAAGGCGAAATGTCTGCATCTAGCAACAACGATGCGTCTAAGCTTGACTTCTTTGATTATGGATTTTGGCAAGCAACTGCTCCTGGTGGAGTGGTAAAAAATGTTGCTGGTTCATCTGCTGCAGTAGCAGTTTCAGCAGCAAAGTATATTAAGTTGCAGCAAGCCAAGCCAAATCTAAATATGAATCAACTTATTGATGTTTTGAAACAGACTTCTGTTGATACAATTGGTCGACAAGGAAAGTTTAAAAAACTTATTAGCATAAATGCAGCATTAGCGTATCAGTATGTTGCAGTATTAACACCTCAACAAGTTTCCGATGCAAAAGCAAAAGCAGATGCCGCAAGAAAAGCAGCACTTCAATTGGAAATCAACAAGCTAATTGCAGATGCAGAGCTTCAGTACCAGTTAGAGGTCAAAGCAGCAGCAGACAAGCTATCTGCATATAAGACAGCACAGTTAGCAAGATTAAATGGATAACAAGTTAACTGTACTAGAAGAAATTATTAAAGAGATTGGCGAGGAGTTGTACCAGAAATGGTACAACGCCCTTGCTATTGAAGATAGAACAGAAGAGGCTTCAAAAGCCATGTCTTCTAATGCAGGAGAAACTGCAGTCTGGGTAATCCAAACATTCATGAATAAGTTTAATGCAGCAGCGGATGAATTAAAGGGAGAGTAAGTTGATAGTTACAGATGAAAGTTTTGATAAGGTTCTAGATGCACACGATTTGGTCCTTATCGACTTTTGGGCCCCATGGTGTGGACCCTGCAAAAAAGTGTCTCCCATACTAGATGAGATATCAAATGAGCGTGGATTATGGGTTGGTAAGTTAAATGTTGATGAGAATCCAATTAAACCAGCAGAATACTCTGTAACATCTATACCTTATATGGTATTATTTAAGTCAGGGAAGCCAGTAAAAACTATTACTGGGGCTAAGCCAAAGCATGTATTGCTTGATGAGCTTTCCAAATGGATCTAGAAGATATCGATGCAGACCACCTAGAGTTTGAAATATGGCTCAAGAATGGTTATGACAGAGGCTGGGTGTCAGATGTATTTTGTGACACACACGATGGTCCACCTTTAACAGATGAAGAAATGCAAGAATGGGAAGAAGGAGGAGATCCCTGCTCTTTCCATGTAAAAGTAAATGCACTACACTAAATTTCTGTGATCATAAAGACACAGAGGAAATAAGGAGAATAAATTAAATGAACTCATTTAAGAAAATCGCACTAGCCATGGTTGCAGCCATGACTTTGGGCATGGTCGCCGTAGCACCTGCAAATGCTACAGTAATGACAGTAGCGGTAACGCTAGACGGAACAGCAAACACAACTAATGGTGTAATTGCTACCCCTGCCACATTACCAGTCCCAGCAGACAACACAATTGATGCAGCAGATGCACTACGTTTTGTCGCAACAGTAGCAGCAGGAACATCAGTTTCTGCAGTAGCAACTAACGCAACAATCGTATCAGCACTACATACATCAGCAGCACCAGTCGGAGCATCGTCAGGATCATCATCTTTGACAATTGCAACAGGAACTGGAACAACTGCAACATTTTTTGTCTACACAAAGACAACAGCAATTGGCACAGTTGTAATCAACAACGGTGGAACAACCCTTACATACTATGTACAGGGAACTGCTGGTAAGATCAATACTCTTACAGTTTCAGCACCTTCAGCAGGTGCAGCAGGAACTAAGCAAGAGATTACAGTAACTGCTACAGATACATTTGGTAACAAGGTTTCTGGTAAGTCAATTACTGCAACAGTATTTGCTTCAACAGCAGTACTAGATACAGCAACAGCAACAACTGGTGCTACGCTTTCAGATTTTGGAGTTGCAAAGTTTAATGCAACATTGCCAGCAACTGGAACACGTTCACTAATTACATTTGCTCCAACAACTGCTGGAGATGCAACAACTACAGATGTAGTTGGTCTACCTGCTCGGGCACTTGCACCATTTGCAGAGATTGCAGTTCGTGATCTAGTTTCAGAACTTGCTGCACAGACTGCCGCTAAGGATGCAGCACTTGCTGCTAAGGCAGTTTCAGATGCTGCAGTCGTAAAGGCTGCTGCAGATGCCGTTGCTGCTAAAACCGCTTCAGACGCTGCTCTTGCAGCCGAAAAGGCTGCTTCAGCTAAGGCGCTTGCCGATGCTAAGACCGCCTCAGATGCTGCTATTGCAGCCGAAAAGGCTGCTTCAGCTAAGGCGCTTGCCGATGCAAAGGCTGCTTCAGATGCAGTTGTCCTTGCTAAGGATGCAACTATCGCTAAGTTAACAGCAGATAATGCTGCTGCACTTAAGTCAATTAAGGATGCTTTCAATGCACTTGCAAAGAAGTGGAATGCAAAGAATCCAAAAGCTAAGGTTACCTTAGTTAAGTAATTAATGTTTATGGGGCGGTGAAATATCCGCCCCATTTACATTTTATTAAACGAAGAGTATAATAGAATTATGGAATCAAACAAAAGAAGTTTATATAAATCAATTACTTGGCCAGCAGTGCATATTGGATTTGTTGGTACATTAGTTTATTTCTTTGAAATGGCTATTACTGGGGAAGCCCACTGGGAATACGCTGGCACATTTGCAATCATATATACAGCATGTGAGGCTTTAGGATTTTTCTTACACGAAAGAGCTTGGAACAAGTTTGGAAATAAAGTTAAATAATGAATGACATCCTTAAAAGTTTTATTAAGGCTAAAGAAGAGAGAACCTCAGTAATTTTAAAAGATTATTTTAAAGTAAATACTGACTGGCAACAAATTTTAAACTATGTATACGAACAATCTTCTATGGACAACGAAGAATCACATGAAAAACAAAAAGAAGATAGACACATGGGCTCAAGATTCCATGGAAATCTTTTAGTGCTAGATCCTTTGTGGATAGCACCTCAAAATGCTGAGGTGTGGGCTGGCATACCACAACTTAAAGATTTTCTTGTTAAGATTAATAAAGACTCTGGGTCAGGTGAATCATTTGAAGATTGTAAATTTTATAAGCATTGGGATATACGCCCATGTACATGTAACTCTATATGGCACTCAGAAGGCTTTAGAATTTCATTGTCAAATAGATTTGTGAAAGAGCACAGCGATCCTTGGGACGCTGTATATTTACAAATAGTTGGAAAATCATTTTGGAAAATAGTTGGTTCAGATACACAGGTATATGAATTAAACGAAGGAGATCTTTTGTTCTTTCCAAAAGAAACATCTCATGAAGTTTGGTCTGAAGGCCCAAGGGTTGGGATTTTAGTAGGAGATATATTAGGAAGGTTAAATAATTAATGGGTAAACATTTAGATAAAATGCAAAGAGCTCTTGCTCAAAGGCAGGCTGGAACATATTCAAGCGGACAAAAAAAACCTGGATCAATGAACATTAAAAAAACTGGCTACAGGGGTCAGAAAGCAAAGGGCTCTAAGTAGTGTTTGAAGATATTTGTCAGTGGTCTAAAGAATGTAGTAATAAAGCAACAAGAATTGCATCAAGAAAAGAAGGACCAATTATAGACATTTGTGATAAATGTTGGCACAAGGAGTTTAAATCATGATTAATATAAGAGAAGAGATATTAAACGCAAAAGAAAACCACAGGGCTTATATACATAAAGGATACTGGAAAGACGTCCCATCATGGCCAGAATTTTTAAATTGCATATTTAAAGAGATACAGTCAGAAACAACAGTAGAGACAAAAGGCGGAAGCTCTCAAGATGAAAAAGGTGTCGGAAATGTTGTAATAGCAAATAATGTATATTTTAGTCCACAAGTCACACACATGGAATATTTCAGTACCATGTCTAGCTTTTTAAAAGACTTTGAGAATGTAAATGGGATAGGAATGGGTATATCTGGCCCTAAAATTTCAGTGGGGCCCAGAATAGTTCACGCTCATAGCGATCAATGGGACGCATTCTCATTACAATGCCAAGGCACAACTATATGGACAATAAGTTACCCAGAAGATGGCTACTCAGAAGAATTCCATATGGAGCCAGGAGATTTTCTATTTTTTCCAAAAGAAACTATGCATGAGCTTTATTGTGAGGAGCCTAGGGCTGGTATTATATTTAATTTGCCAGATGTTAGAGAATCCTCACATAAGTCAGCCTGATCAAAATAATGCTATAATAGTTGTATAAGCGGATTACTAGTCCCGCTTAAATTAATAACCTATAGGAGAAGTAAAATGACAACAAATGGAATTAATGGTGGCGGATTCGAAGCTGCCACACCAGCAGGAACAAACAATATCAATGCACACTATTCAGACAACACAGGCTCAGCATTTCCTGTTACAGATAAGTCAACACAAGATGGTGCTGGCCTAGGACAGGGTGGTAAGTAATATGGAAAACATTAAAGCAGAAACACCAGCAGCACCTGTTGCACCAGCAGCACCTGTTGCACCTAAATCAGCAGTACCAGCGCCAGGAACACCTGAATTTGCTGCATGGGCTTGGGAAAATAGAAACGGCTAATGTGTTACGAATGTGGATGTGAAACTCTAGGAAGTACTATGGGTGGAACGCAGGCAAATATTCTTGATGTTTCAAGAGATGGAGATTCAGGCTTAACATTAAGCATGAGCTCCACACCAGAGCAGACAAGACAATTTATAAATGAGTAATTTTAAAAAAGATGATGGCACTGGCATGGTAACACCGCCTACTGGTGGTGCACCTGCTGGCGCTGTTACCAGCAGAGAAGCAACAAGGAAGCAGCCAAGACAAGGTATGAAGGTGGATACAAATAAGCACGGCATTAGAAGAGAAACAAGTCTAATACCTAAGCCACCCAAGAAGACAGGTAGAAAGAAGATCTAATAAATGTGCATTAAGTGCGGTAGCTGTTATAAAGAACATGAGCGCACAATAGATGACGCAGTAGATTTTATTGAAGACTTGGATTATAAAAATTAGAAAATTACTAAATGGATCAACCGTCTCTGAATTAGATGAGGCGGTTGATTTAATTATACACACTAAAGCCCCAGGTAAATATAAGGTTATAGACCTAGAAACGGGCGAAGAGTATGTAGGCTCAGAAATTAAAAATGAAAGCTTTGCCCCAGTCTTAATAGAAAAAGTTAACAGGGGGAAAATCGGTCAATGGATTAAAATAAAAGCAAAACAATCTATTGACCAGGTCAAATAACTATTGTATAATAGGTAGTATACACGTTGTATGCTATAAACAAAAGAAAGAATATTATGAAAACAATCGGAGATAAACTCAATCAATTTTCAGTTGTTGGTGTTAAGCCAGCAAGACTTGATTATGCAGAAGATGCATTTGAAACCTTAACAGAAAAATCATTTCCTGGAAAATGGAAAGTAATTGTTTTTTACCCTAAAGATTTTACTTTTGTTTGCCCAACAGAAATTGTTGCATACGACAAGCTATCAAAAGACTTTGATGATAGAGATGCAGTTCTTATGACTGGATCAACAGATAATGAATTTTGTAAGATTGCTTGGAGAAATGCACATGAAGATTTAGCAAAGACAAATTCATGGTCATTTGCAGATCAAATTCGTGGTTGGCAATGGAATGATGCTACAGAAGAATCAACTGCTGGCCTAGCAGAACAACTTGGTATTTTAACACCACAAGGAGTTGCACTACGTGCTACATTTATTGTAGATCCAGAAAACATCATCCAGCATGTAACTGTAAATAACCTTGACGTCGGCAGAAACCCAGAAGAAACATTACGTATTCTAGATGCACTTCAAACAGGAGAGCTATGTGCATGCAATAGAACAATTGGTGGAGAAACTCTATAATGACTTGGGTAGACCAGCTTAAGGATTCTCTTCCAGAATATGCTAAAGACATCAAGCTAAACCTTGATGCAGTAATTAATAGATCAACTATTGATTCAGAGCATGCCATGTATCTTTCTATCGCTGCAGCATTTGCAACTGGTAATGGTAAGCTTCTTGCCTTCATTACAGCAAGCGCAACAGATGATGTTGAAAGAAATGCAGCCCTTACTGCTGGTGCCATTATGGCACAAAATAACGTATGGTATCCATATATTGAGATGGCAGATGATCAAAATTTATCGGGGCTACCAGCACAGCTTAGAATGAATTCTATCGCTTCCCATGGGGGCACTACAAAAGCAAAGTTTGAAGCATATAGCCTTGCATCTTCTATTATTGGTAAATGCCATTTCTGTGTAAAAGCACATTATGAAACATTAAAGCAAGAGGGCTACTCAGTAGAGCAGCTTCGTGACATAGGCAGAATTGCAGCAACAATTAACGCTTTGTCAAAAATACTATCCGCTTAACCAAGAAATGGTATAATTGGGTAAATACATATTGAAAAGGGAGACATCATGTCAGAAACACAGGTAGTTAGTCAGCTCGGAGGAAAACTTCTCGGAGGAGGAGGAACTGGGATTTGGCAATACGACAACTTTATATCTAAGGAAGAGTGTGAAGAGCTAATTAAATTCTTTAATGCTAATTCTGAAGAGTGGAGATATATCTGCTTCTATGGATCTTACGGTATGCATGTTGTTTCACCTTTTGATAAAGAGCATGGCACAACAATAACAGAAGAATATATGGCAAAACTTCGTGAGAAAATGATTCAATACGTATCTGATGCTGCAGGCAGACCAATGAAAATTAATAGTATGCATGCTCAGAAATGGGAGCTTGGTGCTTATGCAAACGATCACTCAGATAGCTCAGACCTAGATGGAAATGACATGGGCTGGAGTGACAACAAGCAATATGCTGGTATATATCTAAATTCACAGCCAGACTATAGCGGTGGAGTTTTAAAGTTTAGAGATTACGGACTAGATGTTGTTCCAGAAGCTGGATCCTTTGTATCGTTCCCAGGTGGCCCAGAAAACATTCATAGTGTTACAGAAATAACTGGCGGAACAAGATACACTATTGTTATTTTTTGGGACTATGCAGACGCATGGTATTCAGAAGCGGAATTACAAGAAATGGAGCGCATGATTCTTAAAGAAAGAATTCACCAGTTCCAGCTAAAAAGACAGTGGACGCTTGGAGAAGCGCACCCATTGCTAGAAGATCCTTACGCTGGTCTGGATGACGAATCCAAGCTACCAGAAGGATTTAAAGATAGCCTAACTACTGCAGATATTAAATCAAATGCACGTAGAAATCAAGAAAATGCAGTAAAAGAAGGCCGTGTTCCAGAAGGAGCGGTAAACGATATGATAATTAAGGAAGACGAAGCATGATAAACAAAGAAGGATCAAAGGGCATAGATATAAATGGAGATGCCTATGACTATGGTTTTACTATTGAAATTGGAAGAGTTCATTACTCTCCAAATGAAGATGGAACATATACGACTGATTTAAGATTACATTCCGATGCAGGGGCACCAGTATTTGAAAAAAGAATAATGTCTTCCCAAGCATTGAATGATTGGTATTCTAACCCAACCCCAGAATACTATGAGGAAGTTATAAAAGACCTACCACAAGAGTAGTCCATGAAACAGCTATACTTTTTACATATACCTAAAACAGCTGGTAAATTTGTTGGGGCATGTGTAAAAAAAGCTCTAGAAGATACAGACAAAAGATTTTATATAAGCACACATTATCCAAATGATTTTGATATGTCTAATAAATCTTATATATCTGGACATTTTGGAACTTACCCTATAGATAAAATACCATTAATTGATGTTGCATGTATACTCAGAAACCCTATAGATGCAAGAATTAGTTACTTTAATTTTATATACAAGGATCAGCTAATAAATAGACCAGAGTACCTAGCGATAGATTCTTATATTGATAAATTAAAATTTTATTTGTTTGAAGATCAAAATTATTTGATGCATAATAACTACCAAGCAAGGTTTATATGTAATTCAGCGGACTCTAGATCCTTTAATGCAAAAGGATTTTATGAAGAATATGGAAAAGATCTAATCGCAACTACTGGATTTGATAAGGGTAAGGCATTTACTTGGTTTGTTAATAACGATAAAACATCTTTAGACTACGCAGAAAAACAGATAGACTCATTTGATATAGTTCACACAACAGAAAGACTAGATTGGTTTATGGATAAGATTAGCAATTGGTTTAATGTAAATCATGAAGTATCTGTAGAACATGACATATCTGTATTGGTCAATGATTCCTCAACATTGGTTGATGGGGTTAGTTATACTACAAATATATTAAAGTCAATGCTATCAGATGAAGAGAAAGATAGAATTCTAAAATTAAATAATATTGATTATTCTTTATACTGTAAAGTTAGGAGTAGAGAAATTGAATGGCAAATCAACGGAAAGCCTTACGCTAAAGTTTTACAAAAAATTTAATGTAGATGATATCATCGAGTCTGTTAATTCTTTTAATGAAGAATGGGAAATAGACACTAGTAGACAAAATCTTTCTTATGAAAATGTTGGAAGAAAAAACCCTCATAGGTTTACTAAAACATACATGGTTCAGTACCATGATCTTTATTGGGCTTTAGGACAAAAGTTTGTTACAAAAGTTATGTCTAATAATCAAAATCTAATTAACCAGATTGATCCTATCAAGAATTACCTTGAAGAGGAACTTGATGGAACTGTTGCTAGGATATTGATTGTAAAGCTTGGATCGGAAAGCAGTATTGATCGTCATGTTGATTATGGAGATTACCTAGAAACTTCAAGAAGATTTCATATACCATTAATAACAAATGATTCTGTTATTTTTGAAGTAGATGGAGACAAAAAACATCTTAGATCTGGGGAACTTTGGCAAATCAATAATATGAAGCCACACTCTGTAGAAAACAAAAAGGGGGAAAGAGTTCATTTAATTATTGATGTTATGCCTAAATGGGCAATTGATATGGGAAATGCAAGTGTCTAGGTACAGCATAGAGTTTGGTTTTATAGAAAAAGAAGATGCCATTTCTTTAATAAATTATATTAAAACAAACAAAACAGATCCATCCTTGTTCTATCAGCCAGAAAAGCCTGGCAAAGAAAGGCACCAGTCATACTCCCCAGAGTATTTTGATATCAAAATACATAAAGAGGTTTTACATTTAATACAAAAGTATTCAGAAAAGATAGTATCTTATGCAAAGCACAACTTTACAAATGGATCTAATGCGTACGTAGCTTCATTCTGGCTTTCTTGTTTAGGGCCAAACACCAAGCTGCCACCGCATACAGATAACAATGATTGGGTTGTAGACGGCAAGCCAGTGCATCAAGACCATTTAAATATAAGCGGAGTTCTGTATTTGAATGAAGATTTTGAAGGTGGTGAACTAAGATTTACTGATTCAGGTCATACTTATGCGCCTAAAGGTAATAGCATGGTTATGTTTGAACCAACTGATGAGCATGAAATAATAGAGATCAGGTCTGGTTATAGATATTCGTGTCCATTTTGGCTAACATTTGATAAGGATAAGTCTATACTATGATCGATAATGTTAAAATAATTAACAACTTTATTTCAGAAGAGGACGCATCCTTCTTTAGAAAATATATAGATGAAAATGGATCTGATAAAAAAAGATTTAGGCATAGAGTTGGTCTTGCATTTGATAAAGGGTTAGCAATAAGAGCTGTGTTCCCAGACGAAAAGCCACCCTCATTATATAAAGATATATCTAGTCAAATTAATAAATACTCTAATCTTTTTATAGAAGCCTGTCGTAAAGAATTTATTGAAGATAGAGAATTATATTTCTACGGAGTTTCTATAACCAGGCTAAGCAAAGATATACAGCTAAGAATACATCAAGATGTACATAATGACTTTTCTTCATTAATTTATAGTGGAGTCTTGTACCTGAATGATGATTATGAAGGTGGGGAAATAACATTTTTAGACAGCTTCATTCCAGTAAATGATTTTCCACTTTATGTAGATGAAATGGGTGGAGATATTTATAAACCAAAATCTGGTGATATGGTAATTTTTCCTTCTGATACTTGGCATGGCGGAAAGATTGTTAAAGAAGGGACTAGGGATGCGATAATATTCTGGTGCACACTAGAAGAAGAGTATAGCTTTGCTGGATTCGAATCAGAAAAAATATTAGCAAAGATAAATCCCAAAGCATCTGCTAAGGATTATGAGTAGAAAAGGTCAATGTGATGTTTATTAAAAAAATTCTTTGTAGGATTAAGGGCCATTCATTAATAGAGGCAGGATCTTGTCCATTTACTGGCAGGTCTTACGATGCATGTACTAGGTGCGATAGTCTGCTAACAAGAAGTGATATAATTAAACTATGAACTTAGAAAAAACTGTAGTTGACGGAGAACTTTGGTATATTGATAATTTCCTTACTGAGGAAGAAATTGCGCTTTTTAAAGAGCATACTGATGATAAAAATGGTTGGTATACAACAATGAGATCTCCATATAAAAATGTGCTAAATAAATTTATCGGCGCAAAGATGAATATGGATGAAAATGGCAATGTTTCAAAAATATTAACAGATGAGCCGTATGAAGTGCCAGAATGGTTTTCTGTAATTCATGAAAGAATACAGTCGGTTGTCCCTGGGGTCTACCAGCCTCACACAACACTACAGACATTTAAATATGTTTCAAGAGAAGATCTGCCAGGAAGTTTAGCTACTCGTTTTGATGGCATTGATCCTAATGAAATAGATTTTGCAATGCAGTGGCATGATGAAAATGCTAGAATGAACCCAGGCCTTATTGTTTCTTTTTCAATATATTTAAATGATAATTTTAGTGGAGGATCGTTAAAGTTTAAGAAGAATAATTATGTTATTGATCCAAAACCTGGCAGGTTTGTGAATATACCAGTTACCCCAGAATTTGAGCACATGGTTGAATTTGTAGAGGGAAATGATAGACATACATTTTACGGTAATAGCTATACTGACAAAAGCTATTGGCGATACAGCGCACCAGAAAACTGTTAATGGGCTCCCTTGATCAGGCAACGTACAACTATGTAAATAAAATGTTTAAAGATTTAAACATAAAATTTATGAATCATGGCTATGCTCCATCATATCAATTTATAAAAGAACCACTATTTAAAAATCAAGCAAGCCTTTATTTAAATGCACTCGATGGAGTACACACATCAGGTAAAACATTGCTTGATGTTGGTTGTGGTCGAGGCGGCGGTGCACAAACATATTTATCATACCTAGATCTAAAAGATGTTCAAGCATGTGATATAAATGAAAAAAACATAGAATACTGCAATGGTAGTAATGATATGGGAATTAAATATTTATTGTGTGATGCTGAACAACTACAGTACCCAGATGAATCATTTGATATCGTCACAAGTATAGAGTCATCTCATTCGTATGCTAACCCAGATCTATTTTTTAATGAAGTTTATAGAGTTTTAAAGCCAGGAGGTATATTTGCATATCTTGATACGGGGAATACAATAAGAAAGTTTAACGAGGAAACCAGCCCGTATACCAGTGTTTTATATAGCGATATAACAAAAAATGTTATAGATGCTTGTAAAGAAGACATTGATAACTTTCTTTTAATAGAAGATAATGATTCCAAAAAGTTTCTTGTAAGTTTATCTAAAGATATGTATAACTGGTACACCTCTAAAATGGATGTTTATTCTAAATATATTTGCACAAAATAGGTCATTGACTAGACTTAGCATATATAGTATACTAAATATATGAGAGAGCCTAGGATTATGAAAATGGACTGGCGTTCATTAGGATATTGGCCTGTATATAAAGACGGAAAGCTTACATGGGAAAAGGATCCAGATGTCCAAGATGAATGATGGTTTAGATAGGTCTATGCGTCTTAAACTGGTCATAGAGGATATGTTAAAAGATATTGACATGAGCGGGGAAGAATGGAATGACCGTGATAAAGACGGAGTTGCGTATTGGGAGAAATGGAATAAGAATGATTGATTGGTTAGTTCATAAATTATTTTGGTGGGCACCACTTAGAAAAGCTATATTTGAAGAAGTGCATATGTATGATCATCTGTCTGATGTATTTACTAATTCAGACTTAACAGATATAGCCTCATGCAGCTGGATGGAAGGCGATACATGGTATGGTTGGACATATGATAGTAACGCCAAGCGTTACTACTTTGATGACATTGGCAATAAGTCCCTAATTGGATTATGGGAAGATCATTGGCTAAAAGAAGCTGATAGTCGTTGACAATAAAGAGTTTGATATGAAATATGAAATATTAGCAGATAAAATAATCTATTTTAAAGACGCATTACCAGATCCAAAAGGCTGGTTACAGGATATAGAAAATGCAGGCACCCCACTAATATCATCATGGCTGCCTTGGGAAAAGTATACAGAAGAATCAACTGGATACATGAAAAAGTATGGTTTTAAAAAAATGATATACGGTGATCATATTTTAACTCACAAGGTAGAGGCTTTTCCAAATGATGCATTTAATCGTGTTTCTGATTTAGCTAATGCAATTGATAAGTGTTGCGATATTTATGCAAAAACTTACGGCGTTAAAATAAAAGAACGTTTAAATAAAAACATGTACCTTTTGTCTAAATATGATAGCGACAGCGTTATAGACCTGCAGCACCATATAGACATTGAAGGTGAATGGGAAGAGTACAGCATATTAGTTTATATAAACAGTGACTATGATGGTGGAGAACTAGAACTAACTAATTTTAATATAAATTTAAAACCAGAGTCTGGTAGCGTAATCATATTCCCATCAGGCGACCCTTATGTTCACGCAGCGCAAAAATCTTATAATGGGCAAAAATATTTTATTGCTCATTTTTGGCAACAAGGTGCTGGTGCTGGCTTTTCTGGTCTTTCAGAGTGGCCTGTGGGAATGAAAGAAAGATCTGTATCTTAATGAGTTGGCACGATAGCCCACTAGCAAGACATTGGAAGTCTATGACGAATATCTATGGGTGGAAGTGTAAGTGTGGAGAAGAAATGGCGATTGATGCCATAGGTACCAGAACTCCTCCTGATTGTGGAATGTGCGATAGATTAATGTATATGATGTACCACATAAATCCAGAAGGTGAGATATGGATGAATGCAGCTTTGTTATTAGAAGAGGATTACGAATAGATGGGTAAACATTGGGAAGACAAATCTCAATGGATTACACACTGCCCAATATGTTTTTGTGCAACCACACATCACCTACTAGACTTTCATTTACAATATCATGAAATTCAGACCCCAATTAGTGAAATCGGCGACGGTAGAGAGATCCCAGTCAACTACGTTGACACATTTGATGATATAATAGATATCTAACGATAAGGATATAATATGTGGTGGTCATGGATACTAGCCGTAATCGGCGTAGCAGGTATATATTTTGTAGGCAGAAAAGATAAATGGGGATGGTTTGTCCTTTTATTTAACGAATGTCTATGGATAACATATGCAGTAATAACAAGCCAATACGGATTCATATTCTCAGCTATAGCATATGCAGCAGTATATATTAAATCATACATTCATTGGTCCAAAGAGCCAGTAAACAAAATACATTTGTAGGGAGAACAGATGGCATACTCTAGATTTACAGATAGCGATATATACATATATCCTCATGTAGGCGGATGGATAGAGTGTGCTGCATGTTGGCTAAATGAACGTTCAGATGAGTATTCCTTATTCTCAATGTCAGAAGAGATCCACGATGATGGGCATTTGATTACCCATGTGAGAGAACATATCAAAGCTGGTCATAACATACCAGAAGGATTGCTATTGCAGATTCTAGACGACCCAGATAGATACGGTGTGAGTGCTGCCCCTGACGGTTATGAATTGGGCGGGGAAGCTTAAGTAGTATAATAGTACTATAAGGGTAAGTATCCTTATATTAGAGAAAGAAATACAATGTCAACTCCAATGTGCAAAACATGCTCAATAGAAACAAATAGAGCAGCATGGAAGAATTATCCAGATATGTTAGATTTATGTAAGATGTGCAAATCCTTTCAGGCGTCCATAAATCATACAATAGAATCAGCTGAAAAGGTAAGAAAGAAAGCAGCAGCAATTGGCAAGCAGATGGAAAACAAAACAGTTAACTAGGATTATGGTATAATTTATTTATGGAAAACAACGACAACATTGAATTAACAGATGAAGAGATCTCAAAGGGATATGAATCAGATAACCCAGATGAAGATAAATGGGACAACCTAGAAAAGGCTTGCTGGAGCGGATACAAGCAGGTTGGTATGAAAGATAAGGGCGGAAAGAAAGTCCCTAACTGCGTACCAGTAAAGAAGTCTCTATTCGGCACAGAAGGACCTCAGACACTCATTCCAAGGAATAAGTAACATGGGTATCTTAGACAACCTTGAAGCCTATCTGGAGGCGGAAGAGACAGAGAAGTGCCATTATTGTCAGGCTGTAGCTAAATATAATGATCTTGCAGAAGTAGATCAAACATACCAGATAGTGGGCGTATGTGCATGTCATTCATTTAAAGGTTTATCTTCATAATATAGGTCCCAATTAGTGAAAAAGTTCGGCGGTAGAGACCATATTGTCACTACGTGACTTAAATGCTACAATGAATATACATGTTAAAGCAAAGACTAAATAAGTTATTTAAGCCTTACAAGGCTCAATTTGATAGGTCCCCTATCCACATTAAGATCATAGCCATATTGTGCGTTATGTACCTATCTGTCCCAATTGACCTATTTGATATACTATTTCCCTGGATGGCATTTACAGACGATCTATTTATAGCGGGCATCCTATTGAAGATTCTGCACAAATACGGCGGGCTGGAAGAAGAGACACTAACCTCACCAATAGAACTATTAAGGGATGTCTTTAATCGAACTAATCACAAGAAATGATATAATAGATCAATGGATAAGCTTGAATCATCATACAGTAAGTTTGCTAAATATGAGCCCTATAAGGTAGCATGTAGCAAATGCAAGATCCTATTTTATAAGTCTGATGATGACCCATTTGTGTGTCTGGAATGCTCAATAAGATAGCTGTAGAATTTACAGCAATTTGGTCTTAACTCCTATATCCCCCTCCCTTTTATCTCCTTTCTATCAGCCTCCTAGAGGCTTATATAGTGGAGTAAAGTGGAGCATAGTGGAGAATTTATACTATAGATAGCATATCATATACTATAGTTATATCTATATAAAGATACATATGTAATTGAGCATAACATATAGATGGGCGTAATGTCAATAGGACAATTTGGACATATATAGCAGCATATTGATCCATATTTGTCAATAGATTTCATGAGGAATTTTGATCTATTTTGCCATATTCTCTACACATTTGTCGACATTCTATATGTATATTAAATCATTTAGACATATTGTGTAGCAAATTTCAGGGATTTTGTCAAGGCCTTCGTAAATAGAAAATTTTTCCCTCAGCTATAATTTTCAGGGATTTAGATCATGTGGTCGTAAATAGAAAATGTTGCCCTCATGCCCACACATACAAAAAATCCACAGGATGTGGATAACCTGTGGATAATTTGGGCTAGATATGTTTATCTATCTAACCAGGCATTCTCATATTCATTGTCATATGCCTAATTGATTAAATTAATTTCATCGAACTCTTTATCTTCATACTCTCTTTGTACTCTATAAGACTGAGGTATGGATTTAAATAGTTCCGTCTTTGTTTTAGGAAGTTTAAGAAACTCAAACTCCTTGTATTCTTGTATCTGTAGTATTGCTTCATTTAGTTCATTGGCTAGATAGGTTCCTTCTGATTCCACCCCGTCATAATCGTTGTTCCCGTGACGAAGCGATA